CAGAACTCACGGCACTAGAGCGTCAGATGCAATCCGAACTTGGCATGATGGACGATCAGGCTAGTCAGGAGCAACTTCAGGGCAAATACAAGCTCCAAGACATTGAGAAGTTCATGGGTCGCGCTGAGTATTACGACAAGGGCTTTAAGGGCGTTGATAAGGTTCGCGCTGATAAGAAGGAAGAGGCGAAGGTTAAGGCTGAAAAACTTGCTGAAGGTCGCTTAGGCAACATTGGCGAAGCGATCATGAAGGCTAAAAACCCTGCCGAAGCCGAGTCATGGATTGGCAAATACAACGACGAGGCGATTAAGCAAGGTAAGCCACCGATTGACGACGCACAGCGGTTTGTCATCATGGAGTCTGTCAATCAAAAGACTCTTGCTGATGCGAAAGAGATTGCGTACTTCAAAGCCGCTTACGACCCGATTGATAAGACAATCAAGAGGTATGCAGGTGCAAAAATGCCGCCAGAAGTAGTTGCTGAATTGCAGACTAGAATCAATGAGCTTAACGCATGGGGCGCACCTCGGGGCTTGACCCTGCCATCTATTGATCCAAACGCTACTCCCGAATGGGAAATGAAAACAGAGAAGGCGTTGCGAGAAGCTAAGATGTGGGACGTTGACTTTGAGAACAAGAAGCAAGAAGGCATCAACAAAAAACTTACAGCCCAAAAAACTCGCGTTGACATTGAAGCCGTAAACCAAAAGATCAGGCAAGGTAAAGCCACACCTGGAGACTTAATCTACAAGAGTTTTCTTCAGGGCGAACCCGTATCTCCAGAGGAAGTTAAAACCTACCTTAAAGATAAGGCTAAGGTGCTTGACAATAGCTTTGAAACGGCTGGCTCTACCGATCCTAACTGGAGAGCAAAAGCGGTTGTCAACATCCGCACTCAGCTTGACGAAATGGCAGGTTTTCTTGGTCCAGACCATCCAGCAGTAAAGCAAGCGTTTTCGCGCTCTAAGGCTCAGGGCTACCTTGATCCAAAGTACAAGGACATGGATCACGCGGCTTTTTCAAAGCACTGGAAAACAGGTAAAGCCATTTTCGATCAGTACGGTCAAAAAAAAAAGTCAGCCCCTGAGCCCGTAAGCAGTTTGTTTATGCCATTGAAAGGCAGAAGAAGCTCAGGGTTTGGACCACGAACGCACCCTGTCACGGGAGAAAAAGGCAAGATGCACTACGGCGTAGATATTGCTTCGCCTGGTGGCTCCAAAATCTATTCCGCTGGTGGCGGCGTTGTATCCCGCGTAGGGTTTGACAAAAACGGCTACGGTAACTGGATAGAAATCACTCACCCTGATGGTCGCAGAACTCGCTACGGTCACATGAAGTCACCTAGTAAACTAAAGGTGGGTCAAGAAGTAGGGCGCGATACCATCATTGGATACGTCGGTTCTACTGGAAGATCAACTGGAAACCACTTGCACTTTGAAGTCCGCGACAAAAACGGCAACCCTCTAAACCCTGAGAAGGAAATCCAACGATGAGTCAAACCCCATTTGAAAAGACGTTCGGGCTAAACGTGCCTAAAGTGAAAGAGGTTAAGCCAACCGCGCCTACCACAAAGCCAAAAGCGCAAGACGATGGGTTTAAGAAGCTGCTCAAAAAGAATGAGGCTGATAAGAAGAAAGGCGAGGCTACGTTACCTAAGAGCAAGGATGTTAGACCTAGCCGTAAGGATTTTCAAGACTCCACGCCCCAAATGAAGGCGTCTAACAATCGCGGATCAAAAACTCCTGCGGTTGATATGCTTAAACAAGTAAATAGCACAGGAGCGGTTAACCCAAGTAGCTTTGCCGATACATTCACGGGCAGAAACATTCGGTTTGGTCAGCCTATTACTCCTGAATCCGGGTGGACGCTAAACCGCCAAATTGCAGAAGGTGGCAGAAGCACCATCGAAGCAGAAATGCACTCCTGGGACATTAAAAACTTTGGCGTAGCTACGTTTGGTGACGTAAACAACGTACCAAAAGACAAACGGGCATTGTGGCAAGCACGGCAAGCGCACCAAGCGAGAGCGCAGCGCATTTTGGACGGTGGGGTTGATCCTGCTCCTGTACGCGACCCTGCTAACTACCCTGGAATTGACGAAACCCTTTTAAGTTCACTTTCTGCCAAGCCACCGATGTCATACGCAGACACCGCACGGGCAACGGTGAAGGCTCAACAAGAAGCGCAAAGATATTTACAGTCTGATGCGGAAACGCGATCTAACCAAGACCTTGTAAAACTGTTTGGGGATAGGTCAAGACGTGGGTCAACTTTCGATCCAAGAGTAGACGCAGGTACTAGACGCCAAATTGGAAGTAATCAAATGGATGCGGTTGCTAGTCCATTTGAAGCTGAAAACAACGATCCAATCTCTCGCGCTATAGGTATGGCTGGCGTTCAATCAGTTAGCCCACTTACAGGACTTACTATGAGCATTGCCAACGCTGGTGATGTGCTTGCCGGGCGTGAACCACGGGGAACGAGAGATATTGCGTCCTTTTTAGCTAAAACAACTCCTGGCATCGAAGGCATGAGCGACGCGGAGCTTTACGGACGTGCGGCGGCTTCTCCACTTACGCGATTCTTCCAAGAACCCGTATCGTTTGCTCGTGCTGGAACTGGCGATACAAGAATGTCCGACGAGCTTTCAGGGCTTGGCGCGGGTGCAGAGTTCATTGGCAACATCATCCCGCAAATGGCGGCTGGGGCGGCAACGGGCGGTGCTTCACTTGCTGGAAAGGTTGCGGCTGGAGTTTCGCTGGACTTGATCCCGATTGCTCAGATGGTTCAGGACATGGGCGGCATTGAAAACCTTCCAGCCATGGGTCAGCAGCTTGTCGAAACAGCTTTTAATCCTAACGCTCCCGAAGGTGCAAGGGTTAACGCTATCGCCACGCTTGGGATGCTTGGTATTGGGGCTACCGCTGGTGGTGTCGCTGGTGCAAAGAAACTCGCAGGGGGCGGCAAGAGCGTTCCTGCTCCAAGGGTTGCGGACGTACAACCATCACCAATTGCCGAGATTATCAATCAACGGGCGACTTCAAAGGCTAATGAAAACTTACCGACGCCAACGTTCCGCAAACCACGCGCTACAGCAAGCGAAAGCGTTCCTGTTCCAACATTCCGCAAGCCACGACCACGCATTGATTTAGGTGATGCGGATGTTATCCCAACACCAGCAAAGCCGCAACCTAAAAAGAAGGGTAGTAAAGCAACCGCGCCTAAGAAAGAACTTTGGCAAATGACGCGAGACGAGGCGTATGGTGATGCGACAAGGGGCAACCCGGAAGCAATGGAAAAGGCTTACATTGAGCATAAAAACGCAGTTGTTGAAGCCATCCGTGAAGGTAAACCCGTGCCGAAGGAAGTTTTACGGCAATACGCTGGGCTTGCTCCCCATCTTTTAACTAAAGCTGAATGGGCAGAATCAGACCGCATGGGATACACCGATTACGCATCCATCACCCCGCATAAAACTTGGGTTGAGAAAGCATTAAAAGCGGGTAAAGAAGTGCCGCCTGACGTGTTAGCCGACTACCCTGATCTTGCGGCTAAATATGCAACGCAGCCGCCAGCAGAAACCCCCCAACCACGCGCTCAGTTTAGCGATGCGGATGTTTTACCGACGTCAACCCGAACACAGGCTAGAAGGGGCGTAGAACAGCCGGAAACGCCAAAGGTTGAGCCAGATTCTTCTCCTGATTACTACCACGGGACAAGAGCAACGTTTGATAATTTCAATGATGATTGGACATGGTTTGCCCCTGATGAAAAGGCGGCAGAGCATTACGCTGGTAAAACTGGAACAGTTAAAAAAGCTAAATTAAAATTTGACAACCCGTTTGTAATGGAAGACCCAAGGGCGCACAGGGCCGCGCTAAGAAATGCGCTGGATGAAGGGTTCAAAACCCTTGAAGACTGGGCTGATTCAAAGGGTTACGACGCGCTTATCATGAAAAATGTAGACCCTTTAACAAAAGGTGATTACGTGGTGGTAAGAGGGTCAAAAAATATCATAACGGATGCGCCTAAACCCCAGCCCCAATCGTTCGGTGATGCGGACGTATTACCAAAGCCACGCGCACAGAAGAGTGAGGCGAAGGTTAAGCTAAGCAAGGCTAAACCTGTACTCGAAGAAGGGCAAGGTGGCGTCCCATACTTCCAAAAGCTCGGGGCAATGGACGCCGCTGATCCAGCAAGAAAGCGGATGCGCGCAGTCCCAAACAACTACAAATTGGCGTATTCCCGAGCATGGTGGGACGCAAAGCGGTCATTGCGGGAATCCGCTCAACCAGCACCTAAACCAACCCAAACCCGCGCATCCTTCACGCCAAAAGAGGCAACGGAATACGCTTCTGGTGAGGCTCCTAACTTGGTGGGGATGGCGAAGGGCGAGCTTCCGGTTGAGGCGGTGAAGGCTCCTAAAAGCCCATTCCCTGCACCTGCTAGGGCAAAAGGTCTTGGGTTAAACGCTACGGTGATTTACCCTGCTAAAGTTGGCGGGAAGTTCTCTGACCCAGAAATCGCTAACATTAAAGCATGGGCAAAGGATAACGGGCAGATGGTTACGTCCGCGTCTCCAACCAAGATTGTGTTTAACGGCGACGTTGGCGATTCTCGAAAGATTGCCGCAATGGTCGCTGAGGCAAAGCCGCCTACAAAAGCTCAAGTTGCAAACGCAGAAAAGATGAAGGCTTACAAAGAAGGCATTGCCACGAGAGCCAAGGAAAACGAAGCCGTAATCCAATCCGATGCCGGGAAATGGGTTGAAGACAACTTTGACGAAGGCTTTGCAAACCTTTTTAACAAAGCCGCGCTGGTTAAATTTCTAAATGGAGAAACGCCAAAGTTTGAAGGGCTTGCAGATTCAAAGTGGGCTGATAGCGTACAAAGACTTGGCGCGGTCAAAGATGGTCGTGTAGATTTTGACAAACTCAAATCTGAGTATCAGAAATCCAAACCCCCCCAAGAACCACCCGCCGCACCATCAAAGGGCGTCGAGGCTAAGGGGAAAGAGCCGTGGGAGATGACGCGGGAAGATTTCAAGAAGTCTCCTGCTACTTTTAGCCATGCACAGCCAAATTCAGATTGGGCGTCTAATGCCGAAGCAAATGGACTACGGCTTACTGACACGCTTAAAAAGCATTTGCGACCTGACAATGAAACCGCTCTCAACGATGTTCCCGATACAGCATGGGTTTTACGAGGTGGCGACAACCCTTACGGGAAAAACCTTGCTTTGTTTGATGGGGCTAACGCAAAAATTTTAGTTGAGGGGACAAAAGAGTTTCGAGAAATTTCAAAAGGATTGCGACCTGCGGCAATTAGAAACCAGACAGCCGCACCTGATATTGTTGCTAGGGCAAAAGCGCGAGGGTATGACGCTGTTGAGTTTAAGGGTTCAAACATTGGAACTGTTGTCATCAATAACAAAAAGTTTGTATCGCACCGCGCCGCAGTCGAAGCCGCCCTCAAGGAAGGCAAGCCCGTACCCGCCGAGGTTCTTGCCGATTACCCTGATTTGGTGGCTAAGGTAAAGCCCAAAGAATTACCGGGGGATGTTGCGCCGGAAGCAAGCCCGGTTAAGGCTATTCGGGACGCGCACGTTATCCCAGATAAGACAGATCGTATTCCAATGCCTGATGCTTGGAAGGGAGAGAAGGTAAGTAATGTTTCAGGACTTCGCCCTAGCCAAGCCAAGTTCTTGGGCGATGAAATGTTAAAAAGCGTTGAAGATGGTTCCGTTGGCTCAAATAGAAAAGGCGGGATCATTGGCAAGCGGTTTAAGGAAACCGTAGAAATCAAGGTTCCTGGTGATGGCACTTGGAAGTTTGCACAAGGCGCAACTGCTGATGAAATCTTTAAGCGTATTGGCTATGATCCTGATACTGCAACGACTAAAGCCCCAAGCCGCGCAGGACTAGGCGACCCATACTCGTTCAAGATTACGGGCAAGGAAGAAACAGGCAGCACCTTTACGACTAAGGAGCTTGAAGACTATACAACGGGGCGCGTAAAAAAAGCGGTTGCAAAGTCTATAGCCGAAGGTGAAAACCCAGATTATTTAGACACTCAGTCTTTAAGTCTTTTTGAACCAGCATTGCAAAAAGCGCAAGATCGCGTGGATATGCTGAACACGCGGGTCAATAAATTAAACGATCAACTTAGATCAAGGGGCTACGGTAAACAGGCAAAGGAAATGACCAAAGTTGATCTTGCCGATACCGAAGCAGAATTGCTAAAGGCTAAGGGCGCAAGAGACACCGTAAAGCAATCGGCAATAAAAAATGCAGTTGCTTATGCCAACAAGGAATTCCCTACCGCCGAATACGTTCAAGGCCCATTCCCGCGATCTTCCGATAATCAGCCAATAGCAGAAACTAAAAGCAAGGCTACATACGAAATTACCAACTTAGAAAGCCTCTCGCGTGGCGTTGGAGCTAAGTACATCGTCGGGGTTGAGTCCCCTGACGGTAAATCTCTTGTTGCTTACAAGTGGTCGCGCTCGGCTGATGCAGAATTGAAATCAGGTCAAGTTATGGTTGACCTAAACGGCGTAGAGGTTAAGCGATACACCCCAACCGCACGTCAAGCCAAAGGCGCAAAACTTAAAGAGACATTCCAGAAGTTCACCGACGAAGACGTTATCATCGGCATCAACCAAAAGAAAAACCGCGCATCAGTCGCACGTATCAACCCCGAGAAAGTGAAGCTATTGCGTCAGCTTGCAAAGGACGCGGCAGAGTACGGGATTGCAACGCTTGACGAGTTCGTGGATTACGTCGGCGGCATGGTGGATAGCGCGTCGGATCAAACCAAGAAGATATTTAAGGTCGCGGCAAAGCAGGTTTGGGAGGCTGAGAAGGGTAAGGCGGCTCCGGTTGCTGAGGCTACAAGCCCTAAAGGGGCTACCGGGCTTGCCAACCGGGTAAATGATGCTGAGGCTGCTACAGGATCACTCAGCGCGTCACCTAAAGGCAAAGGGGTTAAGAAAGGCACTGGTCAGGCTGAAGGCAAAAGGCAAGTGCAAACCGGAGAAGTAAACCCGTCGGTGGTTGCTAACGACATAGCCCAAAAGCAACGTGCGTTTGCTAACGAAGTTGAGGTTGGCGTTCTCATGGAAGGGAAGCGGCAACTGGTTAATGCCCGTGATTCCGCTCGTGCGGCATGGGATAAAGCTATTGATAGTAAAGGCGACACAACCTTTGCCAAACAAGAGTTTGATAAGGCTCAGGCAGAGCTTGATGACTTTGTAGGCAAGGTGCAGACAGCCAAGACCAAGACCTCAGATGCGTTTAGAGCGTTGCAGGAAGGCACTCGGCTAGAGGATGGATCGTTTGACGACATTCTTGACCACTACGCCCGGAAGAACAACAAGAAGCGCAGCGACCTAGACCTGAATTCCAAGGACTTGGTTGAGCTTAAAAAGGCTGTAGAGGCTCGGGATTCTACAATCAAAAAACTTGAAGAAATGATTGCAAAGAAGGAGTCGGCTAAGGTTGAGTCTGGGCTTGCGATTGCTCGTGGTCAGGCGCGTAGTCGTGGACCTCGTACAAGAGAAGCTATTCGTACAGATATGGATGCGGCTAAGGCTAGGTTGAAAGAATCTGTCAAGAAGAGTTTAATAGCTGATTCAAGCGTTGCTGGTTCAGGTTTTGGTGCGCTTGGAGGCAACTTCCAGGCACTAGCAAAGAACGCTCCAGAAGTGGTAAAGGCAATTAAGGACATTGTGGTTCTGACTATTGAAGACCTAAACGTTCAGAGGCTAGACAAGACGTTTTATGATGCCGTCCGCAAAGAGTCTGAAATGGATTTGTCAGATTCTGACATTCGACAGGTAATGGCTGGATTCTACAATCCAAACCCGGCTCCAATAACGGAACTGAAAAAACGAATTAACTCCCTTAAAACCCAGGCGCGAATCCTAGAGGAAATCAAGGGCGTTAAAGATGGAACGCCGATTGAAAAGTCTGTTAGCAGAACCAAGCCAGACGCGGAAATCCAAAAACTCAAAAAGCAACTAAGCGATTTGACAAAACCTGAGCGTGAAGCAAAGGCAAAGCAAGCGACGGTTGCGCGGCGCATCGCCAAGCTGAACAAGGAAATTTCGCTCATTAAAAATGGTGGGACAATCACCCGTAAAACTCCTGGTGCAGTAGACCCACGGGTTGCCAAACTGCAAGCCGAACGCGCAAGGTTGGTAAAGATACGCGATCTAAAAGCAGAAATCAAGGCGCGTGAGGCTGGCACGTTTAAGAGCAAGCCTAATCTATCCACTCCTGTCACTGACGTTGAAATCAATACGCTTCAAAAACGGATTAGCGAATTAAGAGCGGTAGAGACTGATGCAAAAAGACGCGCAATGCTCACGGCAAAAATTAAAGAGCTGCAGGGCATGAAGCAAAGCGGGGCGAAAAGAACGTCGCAACCGCGCAAGCCATTTACAAACCTTGATCTTCGCGCAATTAAAGATTCTTTGGTTAAAGACCTTGCACTTAGAGATACCATCACAGACCTAGAAAGTCAACTGGCGTCGGGCAACTTCGCGGTAAAGCCGCCGAAAGAAGTACGGGAATTGACCATTGAGCAAGCCAAGCTTCAGAAGCGAGTGGACGATTTGCGTAAACGAATCAAGATGATGGTCAAGCTCAATGAGCCTAAAACTCCTGCCGATAAACTTGCTGACTTTGTTGGAGCAAGCGTTCTGTCAAACCCAGTAGCCCGTGCCTTTGACCTTGCCGCTAACACCGTCAAGCTAGGGTCGTATCTTGCCACAAACGGGCTTCGAGTGCCTATGCACGTTGCTATGGATCGCTTATTCCTAAAAGGCGTCTCTGGAGGCGGCGAGAGGTTAATCACAATCCGCAAGCTTAGAAGAGCAATGGAAGGCTATGGCGCAACTGTTAGAGAGGAATCAAGCCAGAACATGAAGGGCATGGACCCTGATAGCGCATCAAAGTACGGACGTGGTTCGTTTGTAGCCCGTGCTACAGGGATGACTGATATTCCGTTCAAAGAGTTTTACAACCGCCTTGCCTTAGACGATATGGCGTCTGCGATTGCAGAAAAGGAGCTTGGCAGACGCGCTCCAAAGGCAGACCTAGACTACCGAATCAGGGAGCTAATCCAAAATCCTACGGATGAGATGGTAGCCGTTGCACACGATTGGGCTTTGCGGCAGACGTTCAACATTGATAACGTGTTTGGAAAGTTGCAACGAAACATTGTCACTTCGCTTGAAGAGCTTGGCAGGGCGGGCGGTGGCGAGGCTGGAAAAGCGTATGGCAAAGTTGCAGGAATTATTTTAGAAACGCCTTTCAGGTTTTCTAAAGTGATTGGAAACGTTGCTTTAGATAGGTTGAACAGCAACCCGGTAGCCGCCGCTGTTGAATCTAGTATGAGGCTTGCTTCAATGGGAAAATATGGTTATTCTCCAAAACAAGCTCGTCTGATTGCTGATATTGCGGCAAAGGGATTAACGGGCATGGCTCTTACTTATGCTGGTCAATATGCTTATGAAAACGGAGCTTACGATCCTGAGTTAATCAAAACCGAAGGCGGGACGATGTTCTTTGACTTTGGCAAGATTGCTCAGATTGGAGGTCCACTGGCTCCATTTATGTTCGGGGCGGCAATGCGAAAGATTGAAGACCTTGACTTGACAGAAAAGCAAAAGTCCGCACTACGATTCAAGATGACGGTTGACATTTTAGCCGATCAACCTACGTTTTCGGGGGCTAAACGTGTTTCGCAAGCATTGGAAGGCGAAAAGGGAGCGGAGAAATTTGCGGGGCAAGTAAGTTCTACCCTTGTACCGTTCTCTGGGTTCCTTGGAGAATGGGCTAGGCAGCAAGACTCTTACAAGACAAAGCAGGAATACCAAAAAGAGCGGCGCGTAAAATCTGATAGCTTTACCGACGAGTTCAAAAAGAAAATTCCGTGGCTTCGTGAGACATTGCCTGATGCAAAGTTTACTAAGGTAGGCAAAAGCGGTAAGTCGTCTAGCCAATCTGCATCACCAACGCCCACCGACTTCTCTAACATGACCAACGAGGAACTCATGCGGATGTCTGGCGGCACGAACTGAAAGAGACGAAATCGCGGTTAATCTTGTTAGGTTTATTATGAGTTACATTGTTGACCGCGTTTTGCTTAACCCTACAGTTGTTGAAGCTCCTATTGATTCTAGCGATCCAGCAAACCTTTGGAGCGGCGTATCAATCCCTGACGCGGCTTTGCGCGATTTGGTAGTGTACGTTCACAACCCAGCAGGATCGGGCGCAAACGTCTTTGTTTGTCTTGTTGCAAAGGGAACAGCCACAACCGCTTACGATATTAGTAGCGCGACAGGTCTTACGTTTCCCATCGCGCCAGGAGATACTATCCCAATCGGCATTAGACGTGGTGCGGCAGAGATTTTCCTTGCTGGTGACGGGGCTGCTGTTGACACGCTTGTTACCATTGCATCCGTCACAGGGGTTCAGGCTTGCTAAATAATAGCCTTGGCTCCTCTATACGCAATCAATTAAAGCCGTCAACACTTACTTCGGTCACTGCTGACGGGGCGGCTATTAACGGACCATGTAGGCTTATCACCGTGGTTATTTCAGCCTCTGCTAGCGGATCGGTAGTTCTGTACGACAATACCGCCGCGTCTGGCACTAACCTATTTGGAACGCTTGCTATTTCTGGGGCGGGGACAACAACCGTATCTATTCCTAACGGTGGCACGGTGGTTGCTAACGGGGTTTACGTTGACGTAACAGGTTCCATTACGAGCGTAACACTTGGCACGAGGGCATTGTAAATGGGTCACTTGCTTCTAAAGTCAACGCCAGCGCAAATCAACGGCTCTAGCGGTCAACGGCTATTTTCCAGTACGACCAACATTACCCAGTCATCAGGTTCGATTGATTCTCTTGGCATGGCAACTGTTCCTGACGGCTCTAGCGAGAGTTTGTACTGCATGACCGGGGCGTTAAACGCTACGGCGGGTATTGACTGCATTATGTCATCTGCCACACGTACAGGGCGGCTTGCGCTTATGGTGTACCTTGATGACTTCCTAGATAGTGGCAACGCTCCCAATACTGCGGCATCAAACTTTCATCAAGTTCAGGCTACGATTATTATAAGCACGGGCGCGGCGGCTACTTCAAGCTACAAGCACGTCGTAATGTTAAAGCGTGGCTGGAACCACGTTATTCTTTCTCGACCTCACCGTGACGCGCCTACTCGTAATGGATCGGCTACGATTGCTCCAACAGTGGGAGGGGTTGGTTGCCATGCCCATATTAACGGTGACGCGGCTGTATTTACGTCTTCAATGTATGACGCGGCAATAACCCGTATTCGCATCCAAGTCCCTGGAATGGGGGCAACGATTAAAACAAGGGTATTTATCAAAGAGATTGTAGACAACGCACGTTACGATTCTCGGACGTGCTTTATCTTTGATGATGGCTACGCATCTACTTACAATACAGCGTTCCCAATCATGCGAGATTTAGGGCTGGTTGGGGTTGTGCCTGTTGTATCAGAGTTTGTAGGCGATGCGGGGTATATGACATGGGCGCAGCTTAGAGAGCTTCGTGATGCTGGCTGGGATATTGTGAACCACTCAAAGAGTCACCTTTCAGCGGCTACAATGGCAGGATATACGTATGAGCAATGTTTAGAAGAGATTGAAACTTGCCGTAGTGCAATCATTGCGGAGGGTTGCAACGTAAATAACTCGGCAGATTACTACGTGGCTCCGTTCGGTGGCTTTCAGCGCATGGACGCGGTAAATTACCGCCTTGCTTTAGAAGATGCAGACGTGTACGCATCGTTTGGTACAACTAACCGTTGCACCGGACCGCATCTTCTGGACAACCACTATATCCCGCGCATGGATTTCAATACCACAAACACTGTTGTTGGGTATGGCATTGCGGAATTATTGAGGCAATATGAATCGGCGGTGCGATGTGGCGCGTCCCCTATGTTAATGTTGCACGATGTTCTTGATTCAGTCCCGACACCGGATAGCGTGAAACTTTTGACGAGCGAGTTTAGGCAACTATGCGAAGTAGCGTTTAGGCTCCAGCAGTCAGGGTTTACAAGGGTATGTGGGGTGACAAGTGCTATTCCTGCAATGTTAACGACAACGCGAGGCATGGCATAAGGTGAACCATGAAAGGAATGTTCTGGGAAGACGGCATACTGAGAATCTCATTTGTAACCGATGAGCATTTTCCTGTTCAGAGTGACGAAGCTATTGAGTGGCGGTTTGAGCAAATCGAACAGTTCAAGCCGCACATTGTTTGGTTTGGTGGAGACGTTTACGACGGTGAGGCGTGGAGCCGTTGGGATCAAAAGAATTGGTCGCAATACGAAGAGTACGTCAAAACCGCCGAATACTTCCAGCGGTACAACGACATGGACTTCATTAAAAAGAAAGTCTGGATGTACGGCAACCACGAACACAATAGGACGCAACCGGGACGCCTTAAAAAGTCTCAGCTAGAGCTTCTTGATTGGGAGTCGTTCGCTCCACCAGGTAAGTTAGCACTAAGGGATGTCGTTCAGGATTGGCGCATTATTAAGGATTATGGGTCTGATGTTTATAGAAGCATCGGACCCATTGCCTTTACGCATGGCACACGGCTAGGATTAAAAGCTGCTGAGGGCGAAGCTGATTACTTTGCTCCACACATGGGGCTATGTTTATCGGGGCATACGCACAAGCCCGTACCCGTCACTAGGGCAATGCGAAGCGGCGGCGTTCCTGCTGATTACTGGTTTGCAAACGCTGGTACGGCAATGTGTCCCAAACTTGCTGACTACATGGGCAGGGCTAACCGTCAAGGCTGGGGTTGCGGCATCGTAAACATCGAAGTCCATTCCAAGGACGCCACGCTTTACAGTGAAGGTCGCAAAGTGTTTAGGACAAAGATTTGGGAAGCTGAAACTAAGATCAGGGGCATTTACCGGGACGTGATCCACGGAAGGGTATCATGAAAACAATGAAAACAATTACCGTAAGAGAAGCCAACAACCGCATCGCTCGGTATCGCGGCTTTCTAGGCTTAGAGATACCCGAGCTAATTGTACCGACGCCTGATCCTGTAGGTTGGTCTGACAAAGAGATTCTAGTGCCGTGTGGCTTTACAGGGTCGCTCTTCTTCCAGTCCGAGGGCGTCAACGCTTCCATCGGATCATCCAAGCGAAAGAAGCATAAGAAGGACGAGGAAAAGAACGCTTACCTTGACGGGTTGAACCTTGAGGTGGTCATGGAGCGCGGTATGGTCTTTGCTCAGAACGTCGCTCATTCCTTCTTTGACATCACGGTTCGCGGGTGCGAGGAAATAGGCACGGGAATCAAGCTACAAGATTGCCAGAGTTTGGCTCTGTGCGGGTCGCTGACGAACATCGGCATCCAAGACCCATACAAGACAGGGCAAGGGTACGGTGTGATCGTACAGGACTGCGAGGCTTGCATCATCCACGACGTAGAGGTTCGGGGCGCAAGGTACGGCGTCTCCTTTACGGGTAGCGGTGAGGCAAACACGGCGGTGAATATCTTTGGTGATGTTCTGGTTGCGCTCGTTGATTTTCATTCTGGCAAGCACCTACGCCCCTTCGTTGCTGGGGTGGCTACGATCAAAGACGGCAACGAGACGTTCGGCGGTGGTTCGGTGGAGGGGCAATTCTACGGGGTTGAGGAATTGCGGCGGGTTGAGAAGGTTTAACGCTAAACCATTTTCCCGATGTCGGCAATATGGTCAAGATGTACGGAAGGTGACCGCAAAACGTCCTTCTATCGTACAATGTAGTTATTCCCCGGATCATGCTATCCTGGCGCAAGTCAGTGACCATGCCGGGGTTCTTAGTGTCGCGGCTCAATCGCCTCAGCATTTGAGGCGAATCGCGGGGTTAATCGCCTCAGTAAAGTTGTTTTTCCCAACGTATCTTTGGGGCTTTAGATTGTGTTTCAGCGCGAACTCTGCCGTTTACATTCCAATCCACCATAGTAGACGCAACGTTGCATGGCGTCCACCCGCTTGCTTTATAAATTGTCCCATGGTGAGCAACGGTGTCTTGGTAACTTATGACTCGCGCTAACTCAGGGAATTTCTTTTTAATGTCACGAATCATCCACGCGATCATGTTGCTTGCCGTATTTTTTGGAGCTTCTGGTGAGATAGCCATGCGCCTAAGCTCCAGCATCAAATGACCATCCGAAAATCGGTTTGCGGCAACTGGATCAGTCCATATCGCACACGCTAAATATCGGTTTGAATATTCCGCAACGTAGCAAACCTTGCGTCGGTTCCGATCTATGTTTCCCCTCACTACGTTTGGCAATAAACTATGCCAGTGTTTGTTTAGCTGAATAGCTGTAACGACATCTATTTCACTGTAATTAAATTGGAGCGGCGAGATCGGAATTGCACCGTCCCCTTCCGTTTGGAATAACGGATGTGCTACTGGAACACCCTCACCGCTTATGTATGGGTAACTCATCGTTCTTTTTCTCTCGTCGGTCGTGGGGCGATTGCCCATGTCAAATGTCCACCTGTGGGGGTGGGTTGGTTAAATCTGCTATGGCTTGGAGGATGGGGTAGACCTGTTGAGGGCAGACGGCGTTACCTAGGGCTTTCAGTCGATTTCTAGCCACTCGTCTGGAAAGCCCATCATCCTGGAGACAAACAACGGGTTTAACGTCCCACGTTCTCCAGTCTCCGCCTTGTACTGGTGCATATCCGTTGGCAACTGCCCCTCTCGTCCCTGACCTTTCCAATCCCTTGCTTTTGGTGTTCCGAGCATCATCGTCCTGGCTAGTCCCACCGTCCCGCTGGCTCCCGATGGGGTTGTCTTGCGGATGTTCCCCGACGCTTTCACGCTGTACTGATCGTTCTCCCCGAAGATCGCTCCCGTTGTCCCGTCGCTGGCTGTCGGGGTTGGTAGCAAGCACTCCCGAGCAATCACCGTCTCTAGGTTTGGAAAGTGGTTGGGGTTCGGATTCAATCCTGCTGACATTGCCGAGTTCGCCCTCGGCGTAGGCAACGATGAAGACTCGGTTCCGTCTATGCACCGCTCCAACATCGGAAGCTCCGTACATAGTCCATCCCACGCGATACCCGATTTGCTCCAGATCATTGAGTATCCTTCCAAAGAATCGTCCAGATTCAGAGCTAAACAGTCCTGGAACGTTTTCTCCCAAGAAGAATCGGGGAGTCGCCTCGCTGAGTATTCGGACGACCTCACTCCAGAGATCACGCTCGTCACCAGACGCCTTGCGTGATCCCGCAAGGCTGTGGGGCTGGCACGGCTCACGGGAAGCCCGCGCTGACCAAATCTATCTTGGTCGGGCTGGCTTCCGCTTGTGGCACCTCCTGAACCTTGCTTAAATAAGTCTCTCTGTGAATCTCGTGATGGCATTTTTGGCATACCCATATTACATCTAGCGGTTTGTCATAGTCGTAGTGGTGACCTTGTATTGCGGTTCGTCCGTCCTTAAACGGCTTTGGCTTTTGTTGGCATCGTTGGCAAGTGTCAGGTCTAACAAGGTCGCCCTTAATTAAAGCCTTCTCCATCTTGTTCTGCGCGGCGTCCTTTGCTTCTGAGCCACCTCGATAGAAAACGTTATCTTCTCCGTACCTTATCCGTGGCTCAAACTGAGTACCGCGTAACTTCAATATCTGGTGCATTGCTTGCCTGGTGATTCCGTACTCTTTGGCTACCGCGTCAATGGACTTTAGTTCTGCATATCTAGCCGGGGCGTTGTCATACTTTGGATTCATTTTCATATCTTCGTATTCCTCCCATCTATTATGCCATATATTGGCAAGGTGAAGCACCGTGCCATCAAATGTTGTAACGTCATCATGTATCGGTACGCCTGGAAAGTTCTTTGCTAAGACGCGCTGACAGTATTCATCGCGCTCTACAAGCTGGATCGTTGTAAATCCCGCCCAGTAAGCTGCTAAATCAATACCTCCAACTAAATGCCTGAGAATAAACTTAGGTGCGTTAAAGTTTTCTCAGGCATTGGCAATCACCTCCTTTTGAATTTGAAGCCCGTTAAATCCTCGTAAATCTGCGGTGCTGAATTGCATGAGTTAGGCTGATTCCTCCTTTGACTTGTCCTTCGATGCGTCGTAGTAGGCTACAAAGCAATCACTCTTTCGGTTAGGTCGCTTGAATATGACCATCCCATCAGCGTAAATCGCAACGCCAGACATAGGGTTTTCTTTTGGAGTGATTCGGTTCTTTCCGTACCACATCCCAATACGAGAGAGTGCGTAATCTGCCGATACCTTATCCCGAACGTCAACGGTGATCTTCATTCCTTCTCTCCTTGCGCCGCGCCCCAGGATTCGGCGGCTTCTCTCGTCGGGTGGACGTTATTCTCCCAGTAGTTGTAAACGTCGTGAATATCGGCCTTCCAAACCCTGCTTGCGACTCCAGGCTTGAATAACTTTACGAATAGCCACACTTTAGGCTGATACCAATAAAAGTAGGTATCGCCGTCCTTTGGCTTCCATTGATCTTTCATCGTGTTAATCCTGCCAACCAAGGGTGGTCGGCGTAAATGGTCAGGAACGCGGCGACTAGTCCAATGTAAAGGAGTGCCAGCGCGAATTTGCCGGGGCGTGTTAGGTAGGTCATTCGGATACCTCTGCTGGCTTTTGGGTCTGGAGCGTCGCAAGGTGGAATTCTTGGCATATTGCATGGCAACTTTCGCGCAAAGATTCATCCCAGTTAGTCCCAGCGATCATCTGTGAAGGCTTATGACAATCCGGGTCTTGCACTCGCATGATGTCCTTCTCAACTAAGTCAAGTACTTTCTTTGCGGATTCTTCGGTATCCTCCACAATCCGCGTTGGGTAGCTTTGACGCAAGAATCTAAGGGCTAGATTCCGGTCGCAAGTTGCAAATTGAAATTCATTTTTCATCGTCTAAAAATTCCTCTGATCCGTTGCCAGATCGTTTGTCGTCGTAGCTCACCGTAGGCGTTGCCGCCGTAAATGTCCGGGCGGTCGCTCATTCGTGGTCCGTTGTACTTCTTGGCGGCTTCAATGGCGTCCTTTGGCTTATGGGCGGCTTTTGCTTCGGAGAGTGGAAGGTCTTTCACTTTGCACCTCCCAATTCCCTAGCTAGTGACTGAGCCATTGCAGCCCAAACGAGGTTTTGACTCTTTGCGCCAAATTCAACGTGGTCAAACATCTCGGGGGCTACCACTTCTTGGATGATCTGCCCGATCTGCTCGTCCGATGGTTCGCTGATCGCTTCGTCGTCAAGGCGTCCGAGTACGGTGCTTTCGAGTTCGGTTGCGGAGTAGGTGCCGATCATCGTGCCACCACCTCCAATGTCCCTTCCTCAAAGATTCCCTTCAAGATCACTTCGTACAAGAACGCCTGAGCGTTCTCGGCACTTGGCGGGTACAGGCTTTCCTGTTCGCAATCCAGCGATCCAATAGAGAGTCGGTACTGAGTGACGCTGTACTCTGGATCGTACTCTGCGTTGACGGTGTACTTGCCGATCTTGAACGCTAGTTCGGTGTCGGCGGTGAACCCGAGAACGGAGTCTGGGACTTCGATCACGGGGGTTACTGTTTCAATTACTTCTGTTTTGCTCATCTGTTTATCCTTATCCTACTTACTTACTCGTCGGTGGTCGGTTGCATACTAGACTCTGGAAAGTTCAGGTACGCAAATGATTTGTGTAGCTCAATCGCTTTGGCGTCGTACACTCTAGCCGCTTCTTCGGCGGTGTCGTATACTCCAAGATATTGCTTCTTATAATCAACCATGATTACTGATTGGAATTTTCCGCTCCCCACTTGGGACACTCCGCGAAATCCAGATTTGGATTGCACGGTTCGGTGTCGCTTCCTGCAATTCTCAGCGTTAGTGCAATTCTGCAAGTTTGCAACCCGATTGTCCAACTTGTCGCCGTTGATATGGTCAGTCTGCAATCCTTCCGGGGTCATGTTGATAACGCGGTGCATCATGATCCCGAACCCTGGCTTTACCATGCGATAGGCGTAACCCTTGCCAGTAAGCATCCAAGAGTATCGAGCCAACGGCGCGTACCACTCGTCGTCCACCGTCACGACTAAATCTGAATTGCTGAGTTTGATATGCTTCATGGTTAGTCCTCCTGGAAAGGATCGTATTCCTGATCCTGGGCTTTGGCGCGTGGCGCAGCCGCCGCCTTGCTAGGTGCGCCTTCTCCATCTTTCGGTCGGTCTAGCGATTGCACCGAGTCAGCGACAATCTCAACGACCTCGCGCTCTGATCCATCCTTCGCCGTGAACTTGCGTGTGGATAGCCGTCCATCAACCGCGACCAGGCGACCCTTACCGACGTACTGGTTCACGAACTCGGCGGTCTTCTCCCATGCGGTTACGTTGAAGAAGTCCGCATCTGGTGAACCGTCTTGCGGCTTGAATTTCTTCGTGACGGCGACGTTGAAACTCACCACGCTCTTGCCAGTTGCCACTACTCTCAATTCTGGGTCACGGGTTAAGCGACCTACGATTACTACTCTGTTTACCATGCTTATTTGTATCCTTCGGTTGCCCGATGTAAGTATCTTACCACGTTTTTTCAAATTGTGGGAGTTTCTTATAAAAATTGTGGTAAATTGTTTTCATGCCGAAAAATAGAATCCTAGAAGCATTTATCGTGAACCCGCTTGAGCCGCGTGATACGCCACTGAACCCTGCCATGTCGGTTCGATCCATCCTATTGTATGCCCTGGAGCGAAACTTCGTTGGCGAGCTTCATATCAAGTTTGCCACACGTTCAGCAGCCAGCTACACCAGAAAGATGCTGATCGGCGTTGAAGAGTTCAAAGGTTTAGAATTTTGGGGGACGAATGAAACTCTTTGCGTCCGAAGACGGTATAATAATATCGGCACTTAGATTTTTCACCACCAGAAACCAACAACAGCTAGTACCTTGACCCTCGATCTTCGGATCGGGGGTATTTTTTGTGGTTCAGGAGGCAAAAGGAAACCCCGGTGGATAAAGCCGGGGCTGTTATTTAGGATAGACCGCGATGAACGGTTTGAGTATAGCACACTAATTTAGTTCTAGGTATGGGTCTAGCCAAAATTCATGCCCTTCTCGCATAAGTTCTGGTCGGTTCATCGTATCTTTGATCGTCTCCTTGCCGTAACCCGCGCCTTTGAGCGCGTTCACGATCACGTCACGGTGTACTCTCGCCCCTGTTGGCAAGCTATAGAAGAGGCTCTTGACTATATCCCACGGCTTTGCCCTATGATCCGCGCCGTGGAGCCATGCCAGCCGTCCAAGGCTAATCTCATGCCCGTCAATGTCAATCTTGTCTGAGAGAATCTCAAAGCTGATTGGTTTGGATTGTTTGCCGACGTTACACTTGATATGCGCGAGGCTCACGATCTTGCTGCTTGAATCGTTCTCAACCTGGACTAAGGTTAGTGCTGATCTTGCAACGTTGAACATCTCCACCGATCCGTAGGGTATCGCGCTAGATGCGTTGGTTAGTCCTGCCTTGCGGCTTTGTGCGGTCGCCTTAGCGACGTGACCTGCTCCTACCATTGTGCAACCGTGGCGGTGCAAGACCTGAGCCATGCCATTCATGGCGGTTCGTACTGCGATGTCGGTCTGTGCGCCCCCTGCTTGGACTGCCTTGGCTACAAACTCCCAGAGCGGGTCGAAGTAGCAGAACTTGATCCTCATGTCGCCTATGAACTGGTCGCAATCTTTGATGCCCTTTGGCGTAAAGCCCTCAAACCATCCAGAGGTCACGGCGACCGTTGCCGGGTCGCCTCCATGAGCAATTAAGCTCGGCTTAATACGTGACTCGGGGCTATCTTCGTTGCTAATCCACCAGCAATTCATTGGCTCGGCTATTGGTCTGCCTGGAAAGGGGATACCTGCCGAAAGGCAAGCTATCCAGTGCGAGAGTAAGGTCGTCTTACCAGATTCTCCCTCTGCGCTGAGTAGGGTGATCGCATTCTCGGGTACGTAGTTTGCAACCAGGAAGTTCTGGGGCTTGGCTACGATCTTGTCAGCGTATACGAATGGAATTGCTTTGCGGGCGTTCGCATTAGCGGTAGCCTCTACATTCTTTGCCCCCTCTGTGACAACCCTAAGACTATCCTTAGTCTCAAAACTCGGGTTAATCAGCGAGTCAAGCACCTGGTGTCCGAACTCGTCAATACCCCTGCGAGTTGCCTTGTCTTTGACAATCCCGATGTAAGAGGGTAGGTTTTCGGTGCTGACTACGGACTCGGCGCGTAGCAATAGGCTCGGGGTGCCACCAGTTTGCTCGTACAGCCCCTTCGCCATGAGCCTCGCCTTCATCACTACCATGTCCACAACGACGCCCTCGGCGTCTGCCTCAGCGAAGATGTCAAAGTACCATTGGTGCGCCCTCACAAAGAAGTCGGTGGAGGTTAGTTCTTTGAGCGCGGTCTTTGCCGCGCTAGGCGAGAGCATCATGCACCCAAGTACACACATCTCAGCTTCTTCGGAGTAAATCAACGTCCCGCCTTCTTGTTTTCTAGTAGAGATATGAGTTGGCTTGCCTCGCCCTTGGTCAGCTTTGCAAGTATGCCCTCGTCCACTTCTTTGAATGATCTAATGTACTTGATCTGGGCGGGGCTTGGGGATTCTTTGCGCCATTTCTGAGCGCGTTTGACTAGCCCGACACAATCAGCCCATCTTGCCTTGATCGTCGCCTCCGCCCTGCCAATAGCCTCGTCCACATCCCTGCCAGCAATAAACTCCTGGCTATAATCTTTGCTCTCCATGCGTAAATGCCATTGCCCCGTCGCATCCTCTCGGAGCGTTGCCGATCTGCCATTGCCGCATGAGAGGTGCATCATCTGAACATCTGCGCTTAGATTGATCCACGAGAGACTTGGATTTCCGATCACTTGGTCAGCTACCCTTAGCTCGTCTAAGATTGAAACCTTTTGCAAGGCGTCGGTCAGAGTAGACATATCTAACTCGCGGTGCATCAGCACCGCTAATGCCTCCTTGCTTATGTCATCCAGAATCAAGAGTGCATCCGCGGTCTTCTTACCTCTAAGGTCTAGCTTGGGTGGCAACCCTACGATCCCGGCGACGGTCGGCGTCTCTTGCTTCACGTCCTCGCCCTCTTCGTCCACAATCTCGATCACGATACACTCAGGTTTGCGGCTATTGCCGATCCTCTGCAAGCGTGTCTTGATATGTTCGCGTGTTTCTAGCCCATCAATGCAACCTGGCTCGGTTCTTAGACCTCGCCCTACCATCTGGGTATAGAGCGCAAAGCTCTTGGTTGGTCTTAAAATCAGGACGCACTCACAATTTGGCAGGTCTACACCCTCGGTTGCAATCTCCACGTTGATCAGAACCTTGACGCGGTTCTCACGAAAGCCCTGCATGACCGCCCTTCGCTCGTCCTTGTGCATCTTGCCATGAACCATCTCAGCGGGTACGCCTTTAAGCTGAAAGCACTCGGTGACTGCCATAGCGTGTTTGATGTCGCAACAGAAGACGATTGTTTGCTTGCCGTTTGCAACGTCAGCCCATGTATCATAGGCGAGAATGTTCCTCATGTTGACGTTAATCGCCTCTGAGAGTTGGCTAATGTCGTAGTCGCCCATCAGGGTGCGAACCTTGCGTAAGTCAACGCTTGACTTGCGGCGATACCCTGCGATGTCGCATAGCCACCCCTCTTTGATCGCGTCGGCTAGGGTCTTGGAGTAGCTGACGACTTGGTATGGGGTTTGATCGTGTCCAAACAGGGCGCGGTTGTCCATCCTATGCGGCGTTGCCGTGACGCCTATGCTCTGGGTAGAACCGTCTAGGCATCCAGCTTTAAGATAAACCTCTTGGTATGACCTGGCTGCGGATCGGTGCGCCTCGTCTGTCCAGACCACGCTTGGAGCGAACCGCTCAACAATGTTAGAGTCTGCCCTGCCTACGCTTTGAACGCTGGCTACGCATAGGTCAGCACCAAAGTCGCAACGCTCTCCTGCGCCATGCTGGGTGACTTTAACCTCGGGTGCTATGCTTTGTACCCTTGACTTGATTTGCTGGATCAGTTCGTCTCTATGGACGATTGCAAGCATCTTGCCATCGTGCTTATGGCGTTGCATCTGCCACGCCATAACGTTGGTTTTGCCTAAGCCTGTGGCTAGGACTATGAGGCGTCGTTGGAAGCCTTGCTTTCTTGATTTGTCGTCGGCGTCAATCGCCTCTTGTTGATAATATCTAGGGGTCGCCGCCCTCGGTGCCACTTCTTCGCCAAACAGTCCTGCCATCATGAATTTCTATCCTTACCGTTCCTTCTTGTTCTCCTGGCACGTATTCGATTGCCGAACCTGAAACGTACTTCACGTTATCGTCGGGCAATATCCCTGCATTGACCAGGCTATCCTCCACGATCTTGACCATGTTGCTGAGGTCGCGCCCTTTGTTGACTTTGCCCTCGACTACAATCACGATCTTAACCGGGAGTGATGATTTTGGAACGGGGGTAAGGTGCAACTTGAACATCATCGTTGCCTTAGCCCCCCAGTTCCGGTACTCTTCTGATTTAACTCGCCGCCCGTTCTTGAGTGTGATATTCGCGTGGTTCACGCTCGGGGGCAGCGATAATCTCACTTAGGCGCGACGCCCTCAACCAAGTAGCTCATCACCTGGTCGCGTGTCTTGCAACCTGCTACCTTTGCCTCGTTAATCAGTGCGTTCGGGGTTGACTTATCGCCAGCTAATTGCTTGATCGCGCCCCATGTCGCCTTGTCGCCTCCTACCTCTTTGGATAGGAACCAATCGGCTACCGCTTTCGGGTCAAAGGTTGGGAGTGGTGGAGCCTCATGCTCGTCTGAGTCGTCGTCCTCTAGCCTGATCTTAAACTGCTGGATCATGGCGTACTTGACGCCCTGAGTCCGAGCCTTCTGGATGCACTTGTCATCGGTAGTCATGCACTGACCAGCCGAGAATACAGAGTGTATTTGCCCTGTCTCCACGCACTCAAAGTCAATCCTTAGCTTGACCATGCAATCGGTACGCTCTTCTGGCGTACCGCTCTTTGACTTGGTGATCTTGACGTAATCCACGTCAAGAATATGGTTGGTCGAGATGACGCCCTTATCAATCTCTTGTTGCCTGAGAATAGGCTGAACGTCGTACCAGTGCTGAAATGAGTAAGATACGCCGCCCCCTTCTGCCTTCTTCTTTGCGACTACATCAAAGTCGCGCTCAATCTCCAGCAGCTTCTTTAAAATCCCCGTGGTCACGTCCATCAATCCTTCTCCTCCACGTAGGTAGCGTTAATGCGTTCCACGCTAATGAATGAGACGTGGTTCTTGCCAAACATGACTTGTGTACCGCGTTCGGTCGTAAAGTGCCTTAGTTTTGGGTTGTGCGTGGCGACGTAGTTGCCTAGTCGCCTTAATGTTTCTTCAAATGTGTATGTTCTATCCATGTTCTATCCTCTTACGGCCAGGTTCCACCATCAAGTGCCGCCGTTCGCGTTCCTATTTCTAAAATGTCCGCCTCAAGGGTCGTAATATTGCCCTGGAGGGTCGCAACGTCTGCCTCTAGCGCGGCAATCGTCGTATCCTGATAGTCAATGACCAGGCTTGCATCTGCGGGGTCAACCGCAAAGATCGCATCGTCAGCCGAGCATACTATTTTACCGTCAACGAACCTCTCAATGCGATACCTAGTGGCACGATCTGAGCCAACGAAAATCCAATCTCCGACGATCATAGACGCCACCCTGCCTCTCGCCACTTGGCGATAAGGTTCTGGAAGTGTCCGGCGTCTTTGACTTTGAGCATATCGGTCATGATCCGGTCTAAGAAGTCATGCGACTCTTCTGCCGTTACCCTCTTCCAGTCCCGCATATTCTCTAGCCCTACTTGCGGTCGAAAGATAAAGCCCGTATGGGTGCATCTCAGGGTGATTGTGAACTGGTCTGGCTTCGGCATCTTCATCTTGATTGCAACCATTTCGACCCCGGCAACCTCAAAAGACTCCATGACCGAGACGGGTATGACCTTAGCCGTGTCCTCCATCCAGTGCAGGTCGCTCACTCTTGGAACGGGCAAGTACGTCAAACCGTACTTGCCTAACCCTATCTCACTAATGCCCTTTACGATTCCGTTCATATTTGCCCCCCGAATGTGTAATCCACGTTACCACACTTCTCAGCGATCATTGCTAGTGCTTGCATTAAAACCTGCTCATGCTCTGGCATATCTTTACCTTGTGCGTTATTGACGGTCTTCCACCATTCTGAGTACCTTTGATCTATCGCCCTCAGTGCGCGTGGCTCAATCGAGCTTAACCTGCATATCTGGTGCGCTGAGATTCCTAGCCCCTGCGCGAGACGGCAAAAGCGGTACTTGAATGGGGTAATGCTACGCCTGGCGCGTCTGCTTGCGGTGTTGTGCAGCTCCCACGGGTACTTCTCGTCGGGGTCATTGTGCGGGTGGTGGTTTAAGAATTGCTCCCACTCTCCATCATTCATGCTCATGCACAATGCCGTTATGATTTGGTTCGGCATCCCGTTCATTTTATTCTAAGCACCTCCGTTTGCTCTCCGAGCTTGACGCCTGGAACGTCCTCACCAGCGGCTAGTGCCGCCTTGATTGCCGTCTTGTCCCAAGTCGGCTCCATCTCCTTCATGTACTGGATTGGAATGACCTTTGGGTCTAGAATCTCCAGCGGTGCGGCTCCTGCCTTGCCTACTGTGAGGGTGAAGCGGTTGGTTTGCACCTTTGGTCTATCTAGTGCGATCATCGCTCCCTTGATCCGCTGCTCCATGAAGTCGGCTAGTTTTTGCACCGCTTTTGCCTTATCTGCAAAGAATTTGGATTCTGCCTTGAACTTCTCGGCGTCGCTCTCGGCGTTTCGCATGACGTAAACGCACCCTTCGAGCTTGGTTTCCAGGTCGCCCTCCATGCCCGCCAGGGTGTCGTCGAACGTTTGCTGGTCAATGTCGCCAGCTTCCAGCATGGCGACCAGTTGTAGATGTTGCTCTGTTATTTCGTATAGGTTCATAGTGCCTCCTCCTTTATTTTAAGTCCTTTTTCTATCCTCTTAGCGTTGTATGACGCTAGGCGCGTCCTTGCCTCGTCAATTCCTGCTCTTAGTGCCTCTTGCTCAGTCAAAAATAACCCGTGGCTACGTGCGATCTTTTCTGCCTCGACTTCGCTTGTGCTTGCTCCAAACATGGTGCTTGCCCCCAGGTTGATTACAAACGCCCAGTTTGCGTTTGATCTCTTATGTATTGCGGTGCAATGCGACTTCTCCACTACGACGAAGAAGTGTCCAACTTTTGCAGCGTGGTGCTTGCGGTACTCCTTCTTGGTTGTGGTTCTGAATGTAAATCCTTCAATTGCTTGTGTTTTCATAGTTCATGTTCTCCGATGTATCGTAGAGTCTCCCCGGTTTCCCGGGGTTCTCTTAGGTATTGCAGGGTTGCTGTGATCGTGCCGCAAATTACTGCGAAGAGTGCGACCAGTACGATCAGGTCTGTCATTTTTTGGTTTTTCATGGTTGGGTTTTCTCCGGTTTGTATAGTCCCATAACATAGTTATATTCATCATCGCTGACTGGGATATCTTGCTCACTCATATTGTCTAGCCCAAGACATAGGATTGATTGAATCTCTTGCATCACCTCTGGCGGCAGCTTGCCGACATTCTCACCTTCTAACCTGATTAGAACATTGTCGCCTAACCCAGTCTCATCATGCGGCATATCCCAGTACCCATTAAGGTAGTAATCGTTAGGCTCAAGGCAATACACCCGCACTCCTGCAGTAATTGCGTCCTGCTCTTCTTCGTCTGATGTAAAGCAGAAGTTCTCGCACTCCTTTTCTTCATGCAGGTACTTGTAGTCGTCAACGTCGTATATTTTCATGCTGGTTCTCCGTTTTGAAACATCTTAAACTCTGCCCCATGGTCCAGGTAATCGAGGCTCTTAGATAAATCCTCCCTGATTTCTGCGTCGTAGTCGCGCTTAGATTTTACGTGAGATTCAAGGTATGCCCCTTCTGATTTCTCATCAAAATCATATCTAGCGCAGGTCTTGAGTGCCATTTCAAAGCTTCCGAGATGCCCGATATGAACGTCAATTACCTCATGTCCGCACTCACGGGTGTAGATGTCTTTTAGCTCAAACGCTTGGCACTTTCCGTCATCGTTTCGCGATATGTAGTACTTGCCAAACATTAGACAATCGTCTTTAATCTCAACCTGGGTCGTCTTAATACCCATAAGTGCCGTGTACCTTTTTGCGGTGTTGATCTCTTCGTTAGTAAATGTTTTGTTCATTGTTTTCTATCCTGCTATGAGTTCGGCATAGCTCCCTAGAATCTTTGGACTCTAGGCAACCCTGCCGGGGTTGCTTTACTCTTACTCTACCGGGGCGCACCCTGGCTTATACATCTTTTGCCACGGTTCATGGCGCATAAACCTTTCGGCGTGGTCAATGTTCATGCCCTTAAACATCCGTTTCTCTTGGTGCATCCAGATTTTGACTAGCCCAGTGCTTCGGTCTACGAATTCCAGCCACCACCCGCCATGTCGTTTGCCCATCCACTCAAGCTGCAATACGTGAGTATCATTCTGCTCAATGATCGTCATAATTTATTCACCATCGCGCTAGGGTCTAGCCACGGGTTGATACCATCCGCATCCGTGACTCTAAACCTTTCGAATCCTTGATCTATCGCCCATTTCTTAGCCTCTTCGAACCGTGACCCATCGCCGACGGTGATAACATCTTCTGCCCATTCCGGGTCACCCTTTCGGTGTCCCCATAATACGAATTCTCTCATAGTTCCATTGCCTCCTGCTCTCTCGATTGTTGCACCAGGTCTGCCGCATCGAAGAGGGGTTGAAATTGGCGCGTCATCTCTGCCGCCATTTGGTCATTGATTGCCCTCTTTGCGTCTGCCGGGTTTAACCCGGCATATACGGTCTTTTGGTTTATGATAATCTCAATTCTCATGCCTTCGCCTCATCAGCATTGAATAGCTTCACGATCTGGCACTCTGCACCAGGTGCGAAGCACCTTTGCCCTAAGCTGCATCCGGTAATCGGACGCCATAGCTCCATCATTGACCATTGGCTAGAGTCCCAATCCGATCTAACGCGCCACGCGTGATTCTTATACTTCACGATTGAGCCGCTTGGAATAATCACGCTCTGAACCTCCTGGCGATTCTTCGAAGTTTGAGGGTGCTGATCTTGGTCCTGTTAACGTGACCTTTGCCTTGATATGTTTTGATTGTATCCATGTGTCTATCCTCACTCTCTATTTTCACGGGCTTGTGACCGTCCATGGCTAGATTAAGGGTGCCAGGTGCTAACCTGGCATAGTGTTACTTGATCTTTGAGAGTGTCCAGCCATCCTCAGTCTTGCCATTGAATGTCTGCTCTAGAGTCCAGCCCAATTCTTTAAGCGCGTTGATCACTGATGATTCACCCGCTGCCGAGGTTCGCGCGATCTTGTTATGCTCATCGCTTCCATGAGTGTAAATCCATCTTAGAAAATCTGCCATGACTGCCGAGGTCTTGCAATACCCATACCCGCTGGCATACGCTACCTTTTCGCCTCGATGGTTACTGATTCGCGGGCATGACCCCCAGGTACTAGACTTGTTGTAGCTGATTGCGAATCCGGCGCGTCCAGTGCCGTACTCTGAGTTGATTTGATTTACTAACACTTGCGCGTATTCTTGTGCGCGTAATTCAAGCGTCGTTAGTTTAGGTGTTTTGGTTGTTGTTGTATCGCTCATTTGGTTTATCCTTAGTCTTGATTGCTGGTCATTGCGTTAGTTTTGTACGCTCATGTGGTCACTGTAGCTGCTCAGATACTCCTGCAGGTACTCAGGGTCATTATCACGCTTTGCGGCCGCTATCTCTGAGCGAATCTCTTCCATGTCCCCGGCATCGTCTATAATCACTGAGCGTTTACCCTGGCTGATTTGGTAGTAATGGCATCCGAACCGGTTTACTAGCTTAACTGTATATTTGGTCTTAGGTCGCGCCACTGTAAAGAGTGAACCGTTCAGGTATTCCGGTGTCATACAACACCCCACATCTCTTGCCCGTCCACGTACAATGTCATATTGCCATGATCTGAGACCACCAGGTAAGTACCCGATGGATCGTCTGGCAATTCGTCGCACTTGATCAAATCGCCATCGTAAATGTCATGTTCTAGACTCTCTTGGCTGATCCAATACCCGAAGTCTGAACCATCTCCCTCATGCGCTCCAAAGTACGCGTATGGTGGTGCAATAGCGTTCATCTCATCGAAGAGAATGTCATTCAGGTACTCGTCCAGTAGGTCATCGTCCCCAACCTCCTCATCAGTTAGGCGATTCAATGCATCCTGAATCTCTTCGGGTAGCGTGAAGGATGAATTGTACTCTTTGAGTACGTCCACGAAGTCAGGAATGAGATCGGCTGCGATGTGCGTACCATGTGAGATGGTGCCGAGTGGTGCGAATTGTTTTGATCGTGTCATTAAAATAGTCCTCCAAATTGGCAATGCTGCCGCATCTCTTTTTCGCTCATGGGCTCGCAAGTCATGCGCTCGATTGTTTCTAGGCATGATTGGTCCGACTTTTGGGACCAGAAACGCTTTAGATCGTCTAGGTCCTCTTGGTAAAACCTGCTGCCGGGAGTGAGATGCTTCGAAGCTAGTTTAAAAGCTTTTTGCTGTAATCGTGTCATTTTGGTTATCCATGCAGCTCGCCGAGCTACGTTTAAGATATTAGCACAGTATTTTCTAAACTGTATACTTCCGGTATCCTATTTTGTGCAAGTCAGGTATTTATACTGTATTCACTGAATACATTTATATTCAGATTTTTTTGTTTTTTGGAATATGAGCTTATTGCAAACAATTTGCAATAGTGTGATCCGACAATAAGCCAAGACGCCATTTGGTACGCGCTTCCAACCTTGTACCTATCCCTAGAAGTTCCGGCGCAGCTTTGTACCTTTTCTTGCGTGTATATAGTGTGTGGTACGTTTGTCTACACGTTTTACGTTAAAATTAATTCGTTCGATTTCCTAATTGTTGCGTGTGCAAGTATTTAGGTAGGGGGTACGGGGGACGAGCGGTTGAATTGTAGGGTATGTACCCCAACACATATGCCGACCTATTTTCAATTACCCCTTGCTCGTACCTACTCTCGATCTCAAGTTCAATTCAGCCTACGTAGCGACAGCGAATGTAGGCGTGTATTTTTCTTTTGAACCTAAATCAAGTGCCATAACGTTATTCCAAGACTTTATTTAAAAACCTGGTAATTTTAACAGTAGACAAGGTTTTTTTTACCGGGTATATTCCTTCCTATACAGACTGAGCGATAGCTTAGTCTGCCCGCGACTAGCGGGAGCCGCACCAAGCTCCGGATTACAAGCTTTCACCCACGCCCTGCTAATTCGCAGGGCGCAAGAAGCAAGCATAGTAGTTTAGCGTAAGTACAATAGGATGCTTAAAGTGGATGCTCAAAGTGAAGCTACGCCTGGATGTTTACCTTAGTTGTATACGGGTATTTACGAGTAATTAGAGTCTTTTAGGGGTTGTGACTCGTTCTTAGAGTTAATGGGAGAATTAACACCAAGACAGAGGGAGTGGCTTGAAGAGGTGGATATGCCTAAGCCTGAGTCTATTAACACAGGGCGTAGCCCTGCTAGTAGGCAACTCTTGATTACAAGGCTCGGTCACCCTAGTGAGTTCTATACTACTAAGTGCGGGGTTGTGCAGCCAGGCTTACTGGCTGACCGGATTGTGACTCGGAGTGTTGGACCCTTTCGGGTGACTGGGCTTGATGTTGCGGTTGCTTGTCTTGCTTACGCTATGAAGCGGGTCAAGCAATATGAGTCAGAGTTGTACGGGATTCTTGGAAGTGCCGGGATGCTCTGCGTTCGCATGGTGCGCGGGGGTAACTCGCCTAGCATACATAGCTGGGGATGCGCTATTGACATCTTGATTGGCGGGAAGTTAGACGACTATGGAGACGGCAAGACCCTCAAAGGCTTGTTTGTCCTCCATCAGTACATGAAGCAGGAGGGTTGGTACTGGGGCGCGGAGTTTCGTAAAGAGGATTCGATGCACTGGGAACTAGCCAATGACAGGTTGCAGACCTTACTCTCTTTGAGAGGTAAGGAGTTGCGTGACTACATCGCGGGAAGTAAAACATGAAATTCAAAATCTATCTAAGCGTGAAGTTTCGTGCCTTTGGGATCACCTTTGGCACCGTGAAGAAGGAATGGGAGCGGGATTTACCCCGTGAGATCAAAGACGGCTTTGTTTTTAAGCCCATTAACGAGAAGGATGTCAAGGTCGAGATTGATTTAGACCCGCTAGTGGAGGTCGGCAACGAGTTTAACACCCTGATTACTGCCACGGTCAAGTACCGAGTACCTATTTTCGGGTACTGGAACGAAATTCAGCAAGAAACAGAGGTCAAATTTCCATCAACGGGTACGCATACCGCGATTAAAGAGCGCGGTATTAATCTGACCTACGAATGGACGCGAGTTGCTCCAACAATCTTGCGTGATACCGACAAGATTAAGCCTTGAAGAAGCCTAGAGACGAGCATAACGACGAGTTAGGGGCTGATTTGCCAGCCGAGACGCCAGCCGTTCGCGGTGATGTGCTGATCGGCAAGGCGATTCCAGCCCTTGCTATGGGTACTTTGGTCGGCAAGTTTGTTGTCAAGGTCGCCACGGGCGAATTGACGATGGATGCGGCGAAGTATGACGTTGGCTTGCCCTCTACTTGGTTCCCAGACCTAGAGGTTCTGGCAATGATTGAAGAAGTCAAGTCCAAGTACGAGATCGGGCAGATCATGTCTGGACCAGTCGTGCTTGGCGAGATGTGGGAGATATACGCGGTGGCTAAGTTATCGGGCGATATGCGCCTTGCTTTGACTACCCTGAATATGATCTTGACGTGGGGATCAAAACTAGCCCCGCCAAAGAAGGCAGACATCGAGGGGCAACAAGCAATCTCTCGCTTTACCGTGAGTAGAGACGCAGACCCAAGAGCAAAAAAGAAATGAGAGTGTAATGGATTGGCGAGAATTTAGATGTTGTAGCCCGGCGCAACGCCTCTTTCTTGACGCCTGTTTTGGCGTTGGGGTAAAGGCGCGTACCGACGGGCGTACAAAACTCTATGTTCTCGGCGGTGGTGCTGGATTCGGTGGTAAGTCCTACTCAATCCGCACCGGAATCTTTGAGGCGGCTGTACGGCTTGCTGAGGCGGGAGTAAACAACCCATTGCAACTTGTATGCTGCCTCATGGAGACTGACCTTGAAGAGCGGCATATCAACAAGATTCTGCATAGCCAGGACACGTACCCGCATGACGGCGAAGATATTGCTCGGCGTGGTCAGGACATCGGCTTGCTTAACGTTGGAACGCTAAAGCGTGAGGGTAAGAGCCAAGCCTGGACATTTACGTTTGAAGACCCGAAGCTAGGCAAGGTGTACTTTCGCCATGCCAAGAACCTAGACCGTAGAAAGGGTGCGGAGTACGATATGATCTGGGTGGACGAGCTTACGCAGTTTGCCCGTGAGGATTTTGACTCCTTCAACTATATCCTTCGATCCTCAAAGAATCCCCCCTTCCTATCCTTCGTAGGCGTTACCAACCCTGACGGGCTTGGCAACTGGTGGGTGCGTAAGCTATGGGTTCCCGAGTTCCAAGACTTCTCAGACGAGAAGCTGACTAAGGAGCAGTTTGTCTTTGTACCCTTTAGGGCGACGGACAACCCGACCTTTAACGCTGACGTAGAGGCAACCCTGACCTCGGCATCGGACGTGATGGTCAAGAGCCGTTGGTACGGCGAGTGGGACATCATCAGCGGTATGCGCTTCCGGTTCCAAGAATCGGTGCATACCTTTACATGGCGCGACTTTGTAAAGTTCTACATGGGTAAGGAGTTTACGGATGCGCTGACTGATAGCATGGTCAATGACTATGCCCGGGAGCTATTGCTAGATGAGGAGCTTCTGGCGCATTACGCATCGTTTGACCCTGGTCTTGCTCATGCCTCCTTCCATATCCACGCCGTTGACAAGCATGGCAACGTTTGGACATGGCGTGAGCTTTACATGAACGACATGATTATCTTGGAGCAAGCTGACGCAATCCTCAAAGAACTTGCAGGGCTAAAGATCAGGAAGATGTTTGCTGACCCTGCGCTATGGGGCAGGGATCAGGGGACGGGGCTTGCCCGTGTATCTCAGTTTAGGAAGAAGGGGATCAACTTCTTTCCAGCGTACAACGACCGCATTAGCGGTTGGTCGCTGATAGACGAGAAGCTAGACCATAAGGGGCAACCAGGTACAGAAGGGTTTGTTAAGCCAAAGGCGATGATCCATTCTGGATGTAAGATGCTCTGCCACGGGTTACGGAACGCGCCAGCGAATAAGCATAACCCAGACGATATTGACCCTCAGTTTAAGGATGACCACGCACTAGATGACTACCGCTACTTTATTTTCTCACACTTCGGGAAACCAACCAACGCAAACAGGAAGAAATATGACAACCAAAACAACAGAATCGAAGAAGGTTCAGCCCTTGCATCTCTCTAAGCAGAGAATACCTTTGCAGGTCTACGTCTCAATGCTTTCGATCCTTGATCAAGTATTGCGCGACACGGGGCGTATCCCGAGTGCAAAGCCCATCTTGTACGCGGGTGACGAGTGGCGCATCTCCTTTGTTCCAAACACAATCCATATCAACGGCATCATCACGGTCGAACGCTACCAGGGGCAACACGTCTCAGAGCAACTGCACCGCCGCATCGTTGAACTGGGTGAAGAGCGCGACAACCTTATCAGGAAGATCAAGCCGCTATCGGTTTCGACCTTGCCACCAGAAGATAGTGACGCTTGGAAGGAGATGTCGGAGAACCGCAAGCTCAACATGAAGTACGAGCATGAGCGGCAGAAGAGGGCAAAAGATGTACCAACAACCCGCTTAGAGAATGTCAACAAGGAATATGATAGGCTTGCGGCTATGCAAGCCGAACTGACTATCGGGGTCAGTAGGTTTGACATTACGCTTGAAGACTTCCAGAAAGAGATTTGCACAAAGGATTCTGGACCGGGCAACTACCAAGTAGAGATGAACGTCAATCCCTATGTAGGACTATCTGACAATGCCGATCTTTGAATTTCAATCCCCGTCTGGCAGAATCTATGAGGAACTGTTTCCAGCAGGAAAGGCTCCTAAAGAGATGATCGTTGACGACAATGGTATGTCGGTCATCGCTAGACGGATTGTATCAAAAGTGAATTTCAATGATTGGAGTTTATCACGTCAGAGAGAAGAGTCTGAGGACATGGCTTACCAAAAAGCGAGTTATCAGAATGACACTCATGCTTCGCTCGGCTATAATCCAGAGACGGGCAAAAACCATACGATGAAGAGCTATGCCGATGCAGGGCATGGCAAACCAGTGGGGTTATCCAAAGATTTATGAACAGCTACCCAATAAGCAAGAAGTCCATTATCAATATGGCTGAATCGGCGGTAAGCCTCACCTACTACGACCGCGCATGGGTACTCAAAATGTTCATGTGTGGGCAGTACGACTTTGGCAAGTCGCTTGCCGATCAAAGTGTACGCAAGTGGTCATCGGGCAGCACAGGCGATATTTTGCCAACCTACCCCGATGCAATCACAACCGACCAACCAGTAGGCGTCCAGAACTACGGGCTTGTCAACTCGCGCTATAACGTCCAGCGCATTGTATTTGCGGATGCAAGGTTCTCGTTTGACTTTGAGGATTCAAGAGAATCCGAGGTCAACAACGCATGGCTCAAAAAGATGTGGAGCCTTGGATCATGGTCTACCCCATTCATGGATGTGTGCTTTAGCTTTGAGCAGAACGGGATCGGGTTTGCCAAGTGCGGCGTATTGCCAGACGGAAGGATTCACTGGAAGTTTGTAGACCTGCACAACTGTATCTGGGATCATGAGACTCGGAACCCTAACGAGTACCGATGGTACATTACCCGCGACTTTCTCTCTATCGCAGACGCGGCGGCAAAGTACGGTCACCTATTCTATGACCCCGTTCTAAGCGAGGTCGAAAATGGCAAGAACATTGTCTCCGAGATTGAGAGGTTAGCGACTAACGTTAGCTTTGAGAACGGGCAAGCCCGTGGAACCTGGAAGCAGTTAGTGGAGTGGGAGTACAACTCCTATGATAAGCACTGCGTCATTCTAGGCGATCTGCGTACCGGGCGCATGGCAAACTGGGACGAGAATACTGGTAAGTACCAATGGGCTAATACTGGCGGTAGCGACCTTGACGATCTTGCAGGACCACAACCGTTTGACTGTATCCCTATCGCAAAGATGTGGGACATCATTGTACCAGGTCGCGCTAGACCCGTAGGCAAGGCAGAGTTCACAATCTCGCAAGCCTCTAGGATGAACCAGCTAGAGAGCGCAATGGGCGGCATCATTGATAACGCGCCACCGCTTAACGGTATCGCCATGAACCTGATTACGCCTGAGATGAAGAAGAAGCTCGAAGATGCAATCAGTATGGGTAACACCGATCCAAAGGAGATTATGAAGCTCATTGCCTTTGAGACGGACGATATTAAGAACGGCATTGTGCGCTTACCAGGAGCCGAATTCCCAGTATCTATGCTCCAGCTTAGAGGCGAGATGGCGAGAGAGATGACTGCCAGCACCGGGGTTAACGATAACGATAGGGGCAACACCTTAGATGGTGACCGTGTTACCGCCCGTGAGGTTAGTACGATCAACTCTAAGACCGACGTTCAGCCAGGTCATATCCGTAAGCAGTACGCCGAGTTCTTGCAAGAGATCGCTAAGATTTCTCGTAAGGTAGGCGCGAAGTATTCGCGCTGGCAAGGCGCGATCTACTACGAGGCAGAAGGCTCTTTGCTCCAACTTGACCTAACACGTTACCCGATCCATGTCTTCTTAAAGAAGGAGGCAGAGGTAACCGTATCGCCTGAATCCGTAGAGGGCTTGACCACCGAAGCGCGGCAACAGAAGCGTTTGCAACGGTTCGTCAACCTTGATTCGGTAGCGATGCAGATGGGCGTCGTTGACGCCGTAAAGGTATTTAAGGACGTATACCGCGCCTTTGGCGTGAATGAGTTTGACGCATTAAGACCCGACCAGCAAGCGGCGATGCCACCAGGTATGCCACCAGAAGGCGGGCAAGACCCAACAGCAGCACTTAACGAGGCACGAGGAACACAACCACAATCATGAGTACCCCAATAGAAGCACCCGCCGCAGTAGCGGCACCAGTAGTAGAAACCCCGGTATCTAACCCGTGGGCTGACATCGTAGAGGGCATGAAGCCCGAAGCTACAGAGGCAACCCCGGTAGCCGAAGCCCCAGTCGAGGCTCCGCCAGTCGTAACCCCGCCACCTGTTCAGATTGATCCGAACGAGTTTGCAAGTTTGCGAGAAGAGATGGACGCGCTAAGGAACCAAGTCGCGCCGCCACCTGCTCCCGCATTGCCACACTATGCGGGTTACTTTGACGATCATAGCGGCTTTACGTCAAGCGTAGACGTTGCCAATATCAGGGAGCTTTACTCTGAGTCTGCTCCTGAGATGGTGCAAATGGCTGAGGATTATGCGAGGCTTGTAGACGTAGTAAACAATGCGATCTTGCCGATGCTTAACCAGACGCGGCAACAAGCCGCGACCTTCCAGCCTATTGCTCAGTCTCAGATGGTGGAGCAAGTCAAGTCTACGTTTGAGCAAGCCGCACAATCTATCAAGTCTAAATTAGGAGTTGAACTGAGTGGCGACGAGTTGGGACGAGGAATGATAGAGAATTTGCCTAAATTGATCGAAGCAAACGGTAATACGTATACACCTGCTGATCTAGAACGGTGGTGGTATTCGTATAATATTGATAAAGTGTTAGCGGCTAAGGGCAACCCTGCGCCGTCTGACAATCAAGCACCTGCGTTTCCAGTAGCACCTCCGGTCAACGGAGTCTCTGCGGTTACCCCAGGGGCGGCGACGACGACGGAGAGCCGTATCTTTGCGGCGTTCCAGAATGGTAACCAAGGAAAATAACAATGAGCGTAACAGGCGTACAACAAGCATTTTCGCAAGGCATCAAAGAAGGCTTCCTTCGGCGACCTTTCAACGACACTCCGGGCTTTGTCCAGCTACTCGCTGGTCTTGACGGTCTATATGCCCGTTCCGAACAGGGGCGAATGGCACAAGGCGGCGTCATGTCCGTACCTGCAACCCGAATCAAGGTCGGTAGCGACGTAGGTGGCGACAACATCATCTGGGGCATCGGTGGTGCCGACGTGACTGCACTTGGCGTATCTGCCTTGACTGGCAACGTCAACGATCTTATCTCTCCACTTGAAGAAGCGGCAGAAGACTTTCTTGCAAAGCAGGGCTTTACTTACGTTCAGTCCCCTCCTATCGCTCTCAAAGATGCGATCATCGAGAAGGTTTCCAAGAACCCAACCGATTTGATGGAGTTTGTTCGCAACAAGTCCGAGCAAGTTGCTCGTTCGTTCGTCAACAAGATTAATGCCGACATCTTCCCGCAAGCTACACTTGTCTCCGCATCTGCGGCTGGCAATACGCAAGCGGCAAGCGAAACCCAGTTTGAGTCGTTCTACCGCGCGCTCTCTACTGGTCAGCAGCACCAAGGCACAGGCACTAGCCTCAGCTACGTTGTTAACGGCATTGAGGTTGGCACTGACAACACTCGGCTCCGCGCAATCCAATGGGGTGCAGAGAACTCTGGTACAGCGTTCACAATCCGCGCCTTCCGCGAAAACGTTCTTATGCCACTCCGAAAGAGAGGTCATAACCCAGACATCGCGCTCGTCAATGCGGTCGGCTTTGCCGCTCTCCAAAACTCGCTTGAAGGTACCAACCTCCAATACGGGCTTACAGAGACGCTTGACTTCGGTATCCAGGTCATCACCATTGATGGCGTCCGGTTCATCTATGAGCCGCGAATGGACACCTACACCAACGCATCTGCCGCTAACATCAACCAAATGTATGTTGGTTGCTCCGACTCCCTAGAGTTCCGCATGAAGGCTCTTGGCGATCATGGCAACGACATCTCTTCTGGTTCGTTCCAACTCAAGGAGCATCCTCAGTCCGTGTCTATGAAGATCATTCAAGCCGCGATGTCTGGTGCTTACATTAACAAGTACCCATTCAAGTGGGCGCAAGTTAACAACGTTACCTTCGCATAAGGTCTTTTAACCAAACACCTCCACAGCCAGCCCCCTTAACCGGGGGCAAAATTTTATGACATTCCTTGAACTCATGACCGACGTGGTTGCATATCTCAAATGGGATGGTGCAGGAATTGTCACACCAGACGTTACTAACTCTGGGTTCAAAACAGAAGTAAACAAACTCGTCTCTGAGTTTGTCACCGATACCTGGTGCTACTACGTTACGAATAAGTCTGCCACTCTCGCAGCAAGTTCTGACGTTGCGACACTCGGCTCCAAGATTTTCTATCCAACTCGCGTCATTATTCACAGCAAGGTCATTCCGCTTGTTGGCGTCAATGAGAAGATCGAGTCCCAAATTACCGCGCCTAGCAATGGTGAGCCAAGCTACTACTGGATTCTCTCCGGTGAGCGTATTCAGTTTGATAAGCCCGTGTCTACGGCGGTCGCTGCTGGAACGCACAGGATTGACGGGTTTGCTGGTCACCCTGCTCTTTCTAACGATTCTGATGTGGTTCATGTTGACGAGCGTTGGCGACGTGCCTTGGCGTTCTACTGCGCCTTTCATATTGCGGCTCCGATTGCTTCTGACCCGATCACGGTAGGCAGGTTGAATTCTTACATTCAGGAGGCAGAGCGCATGATGGATAAGATGCGCGGCGTTTATCGTGCGAGGTATAGCTAATGCGGCTAAACCTGAACTCACGGTTGCAGGAGCCAGTACGGTACGAAGTGCCAGCAAGACCGAGCGCGTCTACCCTTGACTCAACCGCTCTTAACGATAACACCCTAGCCTACATTCTGAATGGGTCAATCGAGAAGGGCGTCTTCTCGGCGTCTCGGAGGTACAGGACGTGGGGCAACGCACCGACCACCACCGCATCAGGAGCATGGACGGCATCTTGCCTTGCAAGCATCTCGGGTACATCGGGTTGCGAGAAGCTAATCTTGATGACCCGCGACAACGCGGGTACGGGCTTTCAGTTTTATTCTGCCAACGTATCTGCAAGTGCAAGCGCGGCGGCTAACGTCTTTGGTACTGCCTACGGTGGGTTCACAGAGGCGACGGGCGAGTGGGTAGGACATCAGCACCTAGACCGCGCCTTCTTTGTTGGTGGCACGAACGGTAACGTTCGCATGATCTCTTCTATTTGCGGTACGCCTAGCGTATCTGCAATGGTCAAGAAAGCAGCCTTTCCAAGCAATCAGGTCGTCGCAAGCTACCGAACTGCCGTCTCCGATTACTTAACAACGCTTGGCAGAAATGGAGCGCAAACATTCCCGCACCCTTCTGATGGCGGCTTAACTTTAATCAACGCTCCTGATACTTCGTTTGTCATCAGTAGCGTTACGTACAGTATTAGTGGCAAGGTTGTTAACTATGCCGACAATCTTGCAATTACAGCGGCGGGTACTACTGCCGACGGCGCAATCAGTAGTAGCGGATACCTTACTTATTGGAACATTAGTGGCACAGGCGGCGCACCTTCAAACGTTCTTGACTATACATTCCAGACCGCGCAAGACTATGATGATTGCGATTACTTCTATGTGAAGTACACCGTGAAAGATTTAAGCGGCGGCGGTTTACCAGTTTTTGAAACATCGTACACCACGGCTCAGGCTCAGGTTAGCGTACAAAAAGATGGGTCTGGGACGTGGACGGATTTAACTTGCCAAGTCACGGTGGCAACCGTGTCTACTACCCGCGATACCGTCCATGTATGGTGCGACCTTACAGGGGTTGCGGCAGATATTCGTGGGGCAATCAAGAAGATTCGTTTCCCGATGCTTTCGCAATCTGGAACGACGTTGCCAGACGCCTACGACATTAACTTCCACAAGGGCGGCAAGGCATACAAGATGCAAAACCAGGTTACAGATACCCTGTCTGTAACAACGCCTCCGCAAGAAGATTTAGAGTATTACGTTCGCTACGTATCAAGTGATGGGCTTACGGTTAGCAAGGCAATTAGGGTAACTGTCCCGCCGTCGGCGCATGAAGGGGTTCGCCCTAGTGCGGCATTGCCAAAGATCGGCGGCGTCGTCACAATTACCACCTCAGAGGCGACCGCGCCTTGGGGCGGTAGTTCGCTTATCAAGGTCTACCGAAAGGTAACGGTTCGCGAAACCGAAGAAACCAGATATTACTTGCTTGACGGGGTGGAGTCTAACGCTGGGGGCGGGGTCTACACTGATTACTACTCTGACAAGGATTTGCTTAATAGCACCTTGACGTACACGGCTGCCTTTGACGAGGCGGGCGAGTTAGAAGATGGCGTAGACCTCATTACCAACATGGTAGCAGGTTGCACCTGGAAGGGGGCAAACGTCCTGTTTGACCGCTCGGGGCTTGCTTATTTCTCTAAGGTTGGCACGTACAACGAATTTCTATTCCCAGGCGACGGTACAGAGATTGACGATCAGGACGTATCACGTCCGCGCTTTATCCAGATCACGCCTAACGGCTTGCCAATTATCGCGGGTATCGGGCAGGACGCGCTCTATATGTTTGCGGTAGACCGCATCTATGCGATGGCTGGCGACTACCCTTCGTCGGCTCCACCCGCAAGTATCTTGCCAAACCTAGGCGGCGTACTCAGTAGCCGCGCTTGCGCTCCATACTTCGGGGGCGTGGTCTACGGTGCTTCTGATGGGCTATGGTCTATTGAAGTGCCTTATGGCTTCAATGGATCGGCAGAGCAGGTTAGGGCAAACGAGCTGACCAAGAACCATCGAGATTGCTGGGAGTGGGTCAAGTCTGGCGGTACGTCCAATATGTGCGTAGCCATTGACCGTAACAGCCGCGACATCTGGGTGTTTAACAATAGTAGGGCATTGACGTACACGCCTGAGACGGGATGGGCTAGGATTGAGTGGGCGGTATCTGACTCGGTTCTCTTCTGCCGACATCACCATTTGTATGGCACTATTTTGGTGCATAGTTCTCGGAAGGCTTCGGTCATTGGGGCGTTTACGACTGATGCTGCTACCGATCCAAACGGGACGACGGGTGGCACTGCCTTTACTGCGACTTTTGAGACGAAGAAGTTTGACGCGCCGTTACGTATTTTGAGGGTGCAAACGTACCTACAAAGTGCGTCTTCAACAACAGGAGCATCTTTGACTGCAATCTCCGAGCGGGGTGGTACTCAAAGTGTTAGCTTTAATGGCGCATCTCCGGTGTATAATGCACCTTGGAGTACAACGAGTTTCCCGTCGGGTGGACGCTGGATTAAGTTTCAACTAAGCCTAACGCCGGGTACGACGGTCGAGGCTTGCGTTTTATCGCTGGCGACTCACGATCAATACAGAGGAAAATAATGAATAACGAAACAAACCTAAACGCTCAGGTGAGCGATGTACTACTAGATCGTCGTAGCTTCGGCGGTACAGTGCGACCTTTGCCAATCGTAGCTGCTGCATTTGCAAGCAACGACTATTGGCTCATCACAGGAACGACTGGAAACGCAGGACTTGCTACAGCCCCAGCATTGCTTACTGGTCGCGTTGGGCAGAGCATTACATTCTCCGCAACAGATGCGACATCGCTTTCGGCTACATCGGTGCCGGGCGGTTGTGCGTTTTCAAACGTTGGCGACGAGTTGACTTGCGAGTACGAGATTGCATTTGACACAAATTTCCACGACGATCTTGGATTCTTCTACGGCGTAGGTAGCACTCTTGCTCCTGTTCTCGCAGACTCCATCGCTATCGCGGATACCGTAGGTGTTCAAAAGTTAGTTGCTGGCACAGGGCTTGATTTTATCACTCGAACCGCATCTGGTACAGTTACTCGTACTGCAATTCCAGGCGTCACTTTTGCCGCTGGAACCCGGTACCTGATTCGGTTTACAGTGCGAAAGACTGCGATTACAACCACTTCTGCGGATTACCGAGTTGAAGTGATTGAAAACGCTCTTGCTAACGGTGGAACTGTTGGCGGCACTGGCAAGACCTATCGGCTTGAAGGTTCCACAACAACCCTTCCAGCAACGACCACTCTCTTGGTGAATACTCAGGCATACCTCGGCAGTGCGGTGGACTCTATCAAGTTCACAGTATTCGGCGACGCTTGCCGATTCATCACTAAGGTCTAAAATAACATGGCGATTGATCCAGTAACAGGTGCGGCTTTAATTCAAGGCGGGTTTGGGCTTCTTGGCTCTCTCTTCGGGGGGAAGAAGAAGGCTCCGCGTAACCCGTTCCTCGATTCTCAACGGGCGGCACTTGACGCCGCCCAGGGCATCGTTCGGAATACGAACCTTACTGACCTAGACCAGAAACTTCTGGAGAACTACCGGAATGAGATCAATCGCCAATCCGAACGCGCTATCTCGGCTCAAAACGCCTCTGACTTTGCTCGTAACGATCAGCCACTTGTGGACTCCGAAAGGGGTGTAGCTCGTGGCGTGATCGCTCGTAGCGGGGCAGAGGCGTTAGCCAATCTCTCTACCCAGCTTGACGCTTCGCGTCCTGACCGTGGTATTGGAATGTGGGAGCGCATCGCCTCTATGAGCGGCGCAGGGTACGGCAACCAGGCTAACCAGAATCAGATGGATATGCAAGCGCAATCTTCTTACGATCAGGGGCTTGCTGGTATCGCTGACCTTGTGACCAGGAGCATGAAGCCAAAGGTTTCTGGTGGATCAACCGCTAATCGATCACCTGAGACTTCTGCCTATATGTCTGGATCGGCTAGGAGCCTGAACCCTTACGTAGACTTAGGCAATTACATTCAGAGTCAGATCGGCGCACCCGCCTATACTCGAAGAGACGTATAGTTATGTTTAATCAGAAGTTAAAGCCAGTTTCTATGGACGAGTTCTATAGCCAGGTTGCCGCAATGGTAGACCCGGCTTCTTTGCCAGGTTCTATGCCTATGCCCGAGCAGGGCATGGAGGTAGAGGATGAGGACGAGAAGATGATGGCTAAGATCGCAGGAATGGGTATGCCGGACATGATGCCAGGTGGGTATTGATGCGATTGCCAAACCAAGTAAACCTTGACGGGGTATCGCAAACCCTTGGTCTTGATCCTACGTCAATCCTAAGATTGCCTAAGACTGAGGCTAAGAAGGGTGTTGACCAGGTTATCAAGTCGAGCTTCGACTTCATGCGTATTCCTGACCTTACGCCAGGTGAGCTGCTTGATGCAAGCGACACAGAGGGGACGTTAAAGAGAACGGCTACCGATGGAGTGCAATCAGGGCAAACATTAGCGGATACTGCGGCGACCACCATTGAGAATTTGAACGCCATGCGAATGGCTCCACCTACGGTTGATCCAGAGCAAACTCAGGACGCATACGGCATGATTAACACGCCTATGCCGACCATGCAAGACACGACGATTGACCAATGGAATCCAGCGTACCGCAACTTCGCTATCGGCTCCGCGATTGGCAACTTGTTCAGCGGTCGCGGCTTAGACGGTGCTATCCAGCAGTTCGGGGCGTTCGCTGATACCCAGCAGAATCAGGCTCAACTTGCGTACCAGAAGCAAGTAGCTGAGGCTACTCAGCGGCGGCAGACAGGGCTTGATAAGCTAAAGATTATTCAGGACATCTACGGTACTGATCGGCAGGTCTTTAACGACCAGAGCGATAGCATTGATCGGCAGATCAAGATTGTCCAAGACGCTGAGAACCGAAGGCTTGACAACGAGGCTAAGATGGATCGGGTGATGTATCAAGCCGAGGCGAGTATGGATCGAGTTCTAGCAAAGGGCGAACTTGACGCGGCGCAAGGTAAGGACACCGCTGAGAGTAAGCTAAGAACTGAGCTATTCAAAATTGTAACAACAGGCAACCGCGAACACTATATCAACGCGGCAAAGTTGCTCAACGAAATTACCCCAGGGCTGAACTTGCCTACTGACAAGAATCGGGAATGGACTCAGAAAGAGCTTGACCTTATGAGCAAGATCATTTACCGAGATAGGATTCTTGGACCAACGATTGCTGGCATTGAGGCTGGCACAAAGCTAAAAGAAGAGCAAGCAAAGCAAACTGCGACTCGAACCAAGGTCTTGGAGCAAGAGTTCAAGTGGTTTGGTCAAACTAAGGCGGCGCAGATCGCAAAAATTTACGCCGACATTGAGAACATGAGTACCGACAATGTTCTCAACCGTGAGGTCTTTGAGCAGAAGAAGAACGACATTTCTAAGTTGATGAACGGCACAATGTCGGCTCAAAGAGATGCGGTTAGCACTGCTCAGAAAGAGGTTCAAGGTCTTCGTGATCGCTTGACTAAGTTCCAAGCCGATCTAGCCAAGGTTGCCAAACCAACCCAGGCAGAACTTGACACGTTGCAAGGCATCAAGAATTCGTTGAAGATGGCTAAGGATAACCACACCAAGCAGTTTGCAATTTTGGAATCCATTATCAAAAAGAATGTTGAAGTCATAGCAAAAATTGACGAAAAGTACAAAGGTTTTAGCATTGAAACTCCTGCCGAGAATAGCGGGGCAGTCAGCCCTCTATTCCCTGATTTGTCTGGGGGTATTGGACCCAACGCGAGGAATAGACCCTAATGGCAACCCCGTTTGAGCGAACGTTTAAGATCGGTAAGGCGAAGAACTATGTTGACGCGCCAGGTGCGTCTGCACCTGCTCCAAAGGTTGAACCAAAGGGTAAGCCTGTTCCAATTAGGCGCGATAGTCAAGCCAACAAGAACCCGCTTACTAGAGAGATTAAGCGCGGGGGCGGCAAGGTGCGCGACCTTGCAACTAAGCCAGGTCAAGAAACCTTTCGTGAAGAAGTGCTTCGCCAACCAAAGTACCCTAAGCAACTACCAGAGAACTTCTCCACCTATCAGGTGCTAGTCCAAGAGTTTGACGACCTTGACAAGAAGGTTCTCGGGTTCTCAACCGCTGGCGACATTAACGCCGTACCTAAAGAGATTCAGGCTAACCCTAAGTTCCAAGAGTATTGGGCGAAGCGTGGCGAGATGAAGAAGGGGCGTCAGCAACAACTTGACAACAAGAGGGCGATGATGGAGACTGCCGCCACTATGGAGCAAAACCGTCAAGCTGGCATGGAGCGTGAGAACCTTACGCCAGAAGAATCTAAGGCGGTCAAAGAGTCTATTGCGCTACCTGGCAAGGTTCAAGACGTCGCCTACGGATTCTCACGCGACCCTGAGATGGCTGGTAAATCCGACACATCTCTCGCGGCTGATTCAATCATGTATGCCCTGCCCGACTTCTGGGGCGGCAATATGAGCGGTCTTGCTTTACGTGCCGCTAACGCTGGCAAGGCGTATGACGAGATTGACCCAGGTCAAAGGGCGGCGCAAACCGCATTTAACTTTGGCGCGTCTCTCGTAGGCGCGGTTGCAATGGGTGGCGCAAACATCGGCGTCAAAGCTGGTCTTAACGCGGCTCGGGCTGGCATGACCGCTAAGGGGCTTTCTGGTGCGACTAGGGCTATCATGGAGGCTAGGACACTAGCCAAGGGCGCAGACGTATCTGCGAGGGTTGCTAGGCTATCTAACGTTCTAGGCATTGATGCAGTCAAGGCGGCAAAGCTCTACACCACGGGCGCGGCGGCTGGAAGGTTTACGCTGATGGACTTGCCGGGTTACGGCAAGATGCTTGCCGACAATAACGGCGATGCTGGCAAGGCTACCAAGATGTTCTGGGATTCGACCTTTGGCGAGTTCGCCAAGTTTGATACCCTGTTTGATCCTAATGTTCCAATAGACCAGAAAGTCGCTACGGTGACTGGAATGATTGGGGCGGGGCTTATTGCCGTCGGCACGTCGTTCGGAGCCGCTAAGGGCTACGACCATATCAAGCAGCGGTTTGTAAAACCAGAGGCGAAGGGGCTTGGATCGGCGTTTGATCCAACGATTGCAGAACCGCTATCGCTACCTGAGCCTGACCCGGTTACGGGCGACCCTATTAAGATTGAGCCTGTACCTGCTACGGAGGCGGTTGATACCTTACTTGGCAAGGGTAATTTGTCACGCATCGAGGCACTTAGCCCGGACGACATCGAGGTTGATCCGAAGATGCAACACCGTCCGATGGGGACTAACAAGGTCGGTGATGGTACTCCGTTCAACATTACGCAAGCCGACAAGATCACCGTCTTTAGAACTAAGGATGGGCGCAACATCGTAGGCGACGGGCATCACAGGCTAGAGATTGCCAAGAACGCTACCGAGTTTATCAAGCAAGAGCCAGACGGTACAAGCACACCTGCTGATCGCACCGTCATGGCAGAGGTCTTGAATGAGGCTGATGGCTGGACGTTTGAGCAAGTCCGCAACATGGCGGCGGTTCGCAACATGGTTGGCGGCACAATCAGCCCGTTTGAGGCGGCACTTGCGGTCAACCGCATGGGGCTTGACCTTGACGCCCTTGCAAAGCAAGGCTTAAAGCCGCATCACTCTATGGCGAAAGAGGTTAAGGGGCTACTTAACCTTGACCCTATGCTACTTGAAGAGATGGGAGACTCTGTTCTCGGGATCAATGCAGACCCTAGAGCATCAAGGTTCGCATCGGCTATTGGGACGGTGGACGGGCTTAACCCTGCCCTGCAACGCGAGGCACTAAAGAACGCCCTTAGCGACCGATCTAACGCTCAGACAGACGCAGACGCAATCCAGATCGCCAACGACGTAAAGAACGGAGCAATGACTAAAGCGGTCAAGGCAACTCAGCGCAACATTTTTGACGACGAGCCTGAGCCAGACATTATCGAAGTGCCTTACGACATCATGAACGCCATTCGCAAGCGGGTTCGTGATACGGTGCGCGGTCAGTACAACAACATCGTTGCAAAGCTAAAGGGTGACACTCGCGGCGGTGAGGTGATTGACGTGGATAGCCGTCAGGCTGACAAGGCTAATCTTGGTGGATCGGCAGAAAAGGCGGTCGGTCGCGCTACCCAGGCGATGACCTCTGGAATGTGGAACGGCGGCAGGAACCCGATTGAGGCGATGGTAGGCGAGGTCGCAAAGCTCGTAGATAGCGGCGACATGACGATTGAGGCGGCAACCCAGCAGGTTCTTGATAGGGTGCTGACTGAGATTACTGGTTCTGACAAGGACGTGATGAACCGCCAGATGAAGGCTCCTGATGTTTCACGTGAAACATCAGCCATTGATGACCTACCAGACTCCAATATCACCGAGGCTCAGGGTGGCTTAGGGCTATTTGCGTTAGGCGGCAATGCTAGTCCGCCACCTGTTACTAGGGTCGGAGACTCTTTGATCGTAGACCAAACTGCGAAGCCCGAGGTTGGCAGATCGTTTAACCTCCAAGGCTTGACACAACTCCAAGACCAGCTTGGACCAAACGGGGAGATTGTGCGCCAAGGCGCACTAAGCAGGGTCTTTGGCGAAATTGGATCACGAATGTCTAGGGCGTTGTTTGATGCAAGCAAGCGCAATATGGATTACCGCGCCCCGTACATCAAGATGCTCAACAGCGTGGATGAGGCGTTATCGCTTGAAACCAAGTCTCGCGGCAGCTCAATCTTCAAGCGCGGGAAGACCTTTGACGACGTTCAGCGTGAGTTCGTAGACATAGCCGAACTACCATTTGATGACCCTAAGCGTATCGCAATCAAGGAGAGCGATACCAATATGGGCGAGGCATTGCGTCGGCATGACGATCTAACCCAAGGCGTGAAGCGCATGATCGTTCAGGGCAAGATTCTTGACGGTTCAATCAGGGTTGTAGATGAAGAAGGTAACCCAGTCCCGCCGCAAGACGCGGCGGCGTCTGATGCAATGGTTGACGCGGCGACCGAAGAGTACGGCATCACGGATCGTGGTTACTTCCACCACTCATGGCTTGGCAATACCTCTGTTCACGTTCGTAACGCTGACGGTACGACCACTATCATTGGCGACGGGCTAAAAACTTTTACTGAGGCAGAGTTCCTAGCTACCAAGTATGCCAACGAAAACCCAGGATCGCGTATTGAGATTAGGGGCAGGGATCGGTACTCAACCAGTAGCGGGTTCAAGCCAGAGGTAACCCGTGGCAAATTCTTTGGCAAAGTTGCTGAGGTTAAAAAGAAGCTGATTCAAGACCTGCGCGATTCGGGAATGTACGATAGCATTGACGATAGCGGCAACGTCGTGATTGATTTTAACGATATGGCAAAAGATGTGGTCGGCTCGGTCGTCACAATCGGCAAGCCGCGCCGCAAGTTCAATAAGGCAACAATGACCCGCGACACCGCGATTAACCCGCTAGGTAAGCAGGGCTACTCCAAGGATTACCGGGCGGTCATGGATTCGTATATCGCCAACTCTGCCAGGTCGCGTAACCTGACTGAGTTATCTGCGGCTATGAAGCCGCTTATTGACTCTATCAAGTTAAGCCCTGATTGGAATGATAAAGCGAAACGCGCCGTGGAGATTTTTGAAGAGAAGGTCATTGGCGACATTTGGGGTACTCCAACCCGTGTAGATGATGCGGTTGCGGATTTGCTTACAAGCACCGGGCTTGACAAGTTTACGGCTAATCCTACAACGTGGGCGTCTAGCGCATCGGCGGCACTTACCTCATTCCAGTACCTAGCTAGGTTGCGGTTTAGCCCTAAGCAATGGGCGTTAAACGCCCAGCAAACCCTGCAACTCATTCCTGACATCGGCGGCAAGGCATACAAGGCGGCAGTAAGCGAGGTGCTTGATAGCTACCGTGGCAAGAATAGCACCGTCAAAGACCTCAAAGATCGGGGTGTTTTATCTGCTGCTGTTCACGCCGAGGACGTGAACCCATTCCGCAAGGGGTGGAAGTCTACCGACATCAACGCGAATATCTCGGAGTACAACCGCGCTGTTGGCTATGTCGTAGGGCGCAACAAGGCGATTGAGGCTGGGATCACTGATCCTGACAAGATTCACGACTCGGGCTTGCAATGGGCTACCCGCGCAGAGGGCGATGCAAGTGTTTACAATAAGCCTGTCGCGTTTCGAGGTCCGATCAACAAGACGGCAACCCAATTCAAGTCCTTTACTGTTCACCAACTTAGAGACATCTTCCAGATGCAAGAGGGCGAATCCAAGAAGGCGTTCCGCAAACGTGCCCTTGGCAAACTCGGAATCATCGGGCTTACTGGTGGCGCAAAGGCATTGTCGCCTAGCGCATCTAAGTTCGTTACTGCTTACGCGATGTTCAAACTCAGCGAGAAACTAACTGAGGCAGGGATTAACGAAGAGTATCAAGACGAGCTATTCGCTACGTTCAACAACGGCTTGCCAGCCGCGTTCGGCGTTGACATCTCTGGAAGCATGGGGATTCTTGATACCTTTGGGGACAACGTAGTTGAGGTCTTTGGAAGCACTGCCGCAGGTCCAACACTAGGCGCGGTATCTGGGATGATTGAGCGAAGCTCAATGGGCAAACCTGCCATTGACGGGGTTACACCTTACGCAAAGATGGGAAGGGCTGCAACGGGCATGGATGAGTTCGACTCGCCTTGGGAGCGCGTCATGCAGACTCTTAATATTCCCTTGATGAAGAAGTCTATCGGCTACAACTACAAGGATGCGAAGAAGGGTGGCGAGTTCGTTAACGCTGTTCTGAAACCATTCAAGCTATCTATTGATCCCGATGTAGAGAATCGCAAGAAGAAGCGAGAAGTTCGTGCAAAACGTGAGAAGAGAGAGACGCGATAGCCGTAGTATAATCGTCTTAGGAAACAACTATGCCAACATTTACGTTTGCCGATTTAAGAGAATTGACCGCGCTTGGCGTAGTCTGCCTTATCTTCATACTCATTGGGTTTGCTACTTACAAGATCATTCTGCCTAAGTTCTTCTCATACCTAGAGACGATGCAGAAGTCAAACACGGATGCGATTAAAGAGGTTCACGCAAAGGTAGACGTGACTCTTAGAGAGGTTACTTTGGAGATGCGAACCGCAATGCACGAGGCGGTTAAGACTAGCCAGCAGATCGCAAAGGATAGTCAAGAGTTTACATTGAAGGTTTTAGATCAAGTCGGTCGGGATCAAAAAGAACAGAAGAAGGAGAAACAAAATGTCAGTTGAAGATTTAACACTAATTGAAAGGGCTAAGGGTATTAACCTAGAAAAGCTCGTGCTTGGAAGCCCTGCGTCATACACGTTTAGCTTCACGCTGTATTTTAATAACAACGAGGCGTCCCTGTCTGACACTATCTCAGGCAGTGGCGGCACGTACTCAACCCTTGTAGCTATCTGTTCCAGTGCAGGCATTGATGTATCTAAGGTTGACGCCATTGCAATCTCTTCTTCTGGCACTGTGTACTACAGTGAGGGGCGAGATTCAATCACGGGGGTTGTGACCCCGCTTACCGTAAATGACCAGTCAATTACGGCTGAATCAATCAAGTTTCCGTCATGCGAGATTAGCGGCGCAAGTAGATACTCTCCAACTATTGCCACGGCTACTGCCGACGGCGCAATGGCTACGGGCGCGTGTAGACTTATGTCGGTTACGGGCAACGCCTCTGCCGCTTTCTCTTTCATTCTCTACGATAACACGGCGGCATCTGGAACTAACATTCTTGGAACGGTCAACTGCATTGCTGGCGAAAATAAGATTGATATTCCAGCAGGGGGCATTGCTATTGCCAACGGGGTCTTCCTTGACATCACTGGAACCGGAACGGTTCGGATAACAACGGTGGCATTGTAACATGGCTCACGAATTACTCAAGTCTACTCCTGGTCAGGTAAATGGTACAAGTGGTCAACGATTGTTCTCGACCACGGGCAACCTTACGCTTAACGCTGGTAACGGTGCGTTAACGACGGCGGTAGTGCCTGATGGGTCAGGCGAGACTCTTGTTAGGCTTACTGGCACAACTGCCAACTCCACGGTCGGGATTGACTGTTCAATCGCGGCGCGTCAATACAAGCCTCCATTTGCGTTCCAGATTTATCTAGATGATGCTCGGGTTCTAGCTGGCGACACGGTAGCCGCGTCTTCTGACTACAACCAGTGTGATTGTCAGATCAGCTTTGATGACGCAGATGGTACGTATGATGCAAACTCGCACCGTCATATCACAATGCTTACTCGCGGGTGGAACACGATCATCGTTGGCAGGAACTATGCGAACGTTGGGGTTCGCGCTGGAACTCTAGGGTCGCGTGAGGCTGGTACAAACGTATTGCACGAGGGCAACGGTACTGGCGGTGACGCTATGCCGTTTGTGGCTGGCACTGGGGCTGGCGTTGGCGTGACGGGGGCGGCTTACTCTGCATCTCTTTATGACGGCGCAACCGCGCCTCGCAATATCAGAATGAGTTTTTCAACCGCTGGCAATAACAACGTTCAGCGCATCTTCTTCAAAGAGATGGTTGACAACTTTGTATGCCAATCTTTGACCTGCAACATTTTTGACGACGGGTACGAATCCACGTACACGATTGCCTTCCCGTACATGAGGGCACTTGGGATCGTTGGCGTAGTTCCAGTTATCATCAACAAGGTCGGGACGGCTGGGTACATGACCCTAGCGCAACTCCAAGAACTATATGCCGCTGGGTGGGACATCATCCCTCACGGTAACGTTCACCCTACGGCGGTTGAGCAAGCTGCGTACACGCAAGCTGAGGCTGACGCGGAGATTGCCCTTTGCCGCGACCAGCTTATTGCGTGGGGATTCACTAGGGGTAACGCGCCCTATATCTATGTATCGCCGCAAGGCGGCTTTCAGCGCATGGACAATCCAGAGTTCCGAAACGCGCTCACCAATACTGGCATGATCGCATCGTTCGGCACTTCAAACCGCAACACAGGATCATTCCTACTCTCGCCGCACTTTATTCCTCGCATGAACTTTAACACCGTTTCAAGTGTGACGGGTTGGGCTATTGCTGACTTACTTAGTCATTATGAGAAGGCTTGTCGCAACGGGATGACTTGCCCGATCATGCTTCACGACATTGTAACGTCTGGGGCTACTACTGGGGTCAAGCTCCTTGACACCGAGTTTAAGCAACTCATTGATTTACAGTTTAGGCTACAAGAGGCTGGCATCACTAAGGTTGTACCAGTCACTAAGGCAGTCCCGCTACTCTTAGCAACAAGTCAAAGCATGGCGGCGTAACACCATGAAAGCCTTAGCCTTTGGATGTATCCACCACCCGGTAGCCGATCCAAAGGCTTTGCGGTTTCTACATGACCAGATTGAGGCGTTTCGACCTGACGTGCTGGTAAACCTAGGAGATTGGTACGACGGTGAGGGATGGTCGCGCTGGGACAATGAGAATCCTTGGACGATCATTGACGAATACCGGGCGGCGCGTGACCATGCAAGGGTACTCAACTCATTCTCCTTCATCCAAAAGAAGGTCTGGCTTTATGGCAACCACGAGGCAAACATCTCGGAGCCTGGTAGGTTAAAGAAGTCTCAACGCTCCATCGTGGACTGGCAAGATTGGAGTCCCCCAGGCGGGGGGCTTAGGGATGAGGTCAAAGATTGGCACGTCATCAAGAAGTACGGTTCGAGTGTTCGTTGGAATCTCGGACCTATTTCTTTTGTGCATGGCGTCAAGGCAAACGTTTATTCTGCCAGGGATGAGGCTCGGATGCACTGTGTACCCAACGGGTTAACCGTCTCTGCTCACTCGCATAGACCCGTTATGGTGACCCGTGACTCTTTGGCGGGTAACCAACCCGCCGACCTCTGGTTTGCCAACGTAGGCACTGGGATAGACGTTTCTAAGGCGCGGTACATTCAGCGTTCAAACTATCAGGGGTGGGGCATGGCGGTCTGCTTGATCGAGGTTCACTCTACGGACAAGTCGCTGCTGAAAGAAGGGCGGCGCGGGTACATGACCAAGATATGGGATGCAAAGACGGAGATACTAGGTATCCAGCGCGATAGGCTAAGAGCATGAAGACAATCACCGTCCGCAAGGCAAACGAGATCATCGCTCGGTACGACGGCTTTCTAGGCTTAGAGATACCCGAGCTAATTGTGCCGACGCCTGATCCTGTAGGCTGGTCCGACAAGGAGATTCTAGTGCCGTGTGGCTTTACGGGTTCGCTCTTCTTCCAGTCTGAGGGCGTCAATGCTTCCATCGGATCATCCAAGCGAAAGAAGCATAAGAAGGACGAGGAAAAGAATGCATATCTCGACGGGCTGAACCTTGAAGCGGTCATGGAGCGCGGCATGGTCTTTGCTCAGAACGTCGCTCATTCATTCTTTGACATCACCGTTTGCGGGCGCGAGGAAATAGGTACGGGAATCAAGTTAGAGAATTGCCAGTCTTTGGTTCTGTGCGGGTCGCTGACGAACATCGGCATACAAGACCCATACAAGACAGGGCAGGGGTACGGGATCATCGTACAGGACTGCTTGGCGTGCATCATCCATGACGTAGAAATCCGTGGCGCGAGGTACGGCGTCTCCTTTACTGGCTCCGGTGAGGCAAATACGGCGGTGAATATCTTTGGTGAGGTGTTGGTTGCGCTCGTGGACTTCCATAGTGGCAAGCACCTACGCCCATTCGTTGCTGGTGTGGCTACGATCAAGGACGGCAACGAGACGTTCGGCGGTGGTTCGGTGGAAGGTCAGTTCTACGGCTACGAGGAATTGCGGCGGGTTGAGAAGGTTTGAGTTGTTCGGGATTTCCGAATAAGTGAATTCTCTTTACATATCGCGGATGACGTGCATAGGAAATGGCGGTTTCTTATACACGTCGGCGGCTCAATCGCCTCAGTATATAGTTACCCAAAGTTGTCAGGGTGCCCCGCTACGCCAAAGTAACTATCATAGTCAGCATCTGTCATGTCCATCTCGTTAATAGCCTCGTTGAGTTCTGCAAGTTCATCTTTGTTTAGCTTAAAATCTGTGAAATTGTGTAACCAAGATGCGTAACTAGGATTCGCTATGCATATCTCCCCTACTTCATAACCTTTGTATTTGCCAAATGGCATAATCCTATCTTTTTTGACTGCGTTCATTGTTCGACCTCTTTTCTGGGTTGTTCGACCTCTTTTGGAGGTTTGTTTCTCGTCGGTCGTGGGGCAAAAGCCCATGTCAAATGTCCACCTGTGGGGGTGGGTTGGTTAAATCTGCTATGGCTTGGAGGATGGGGAATGCTTGGGTTGGCGAAACCGCGTTCCCTAAAGCCTCTAATCGTCGTCGTCGATACTTGTCCAGCCCTCGGGGAATCCCATCATGCGTTCGTACATCCACGGCTCCAAGGTTTCTCCAAAGGTGTCTCTGAAATTCCGACAGCATTGGTGCTTCATCATTGATTGGCAAAGCAAATTGCTCGTCCTGGTCGGAGTGTGCAACCACCCAGATACGCTTCCGTTTATGGGTAGCTCCGGTGCTTGCGCTTGATAATACAATCGTTGTTGCGCGGTAGCCAATTCCTTCCAGGTCGGACAGAACCCGATCAAGTCCTCGATGTATGAGCTGATGCACGTTCTCAATAAGTACCCAATTTGGTCTGCATTCGGTAGCAATTCGGATGATTTCTCGGTAAAGCCCTGACCGCTCTCCATCAACACCTTTTCCTGTCCTGTTTGCTGTTGAAATGTCTTGACAAGGTGACCCGCCTGAAAGCAGGGTGACTCGTCCCAAAAAAGGCTCTCCATTGAAAGTTGTAACATCGTCGTAAATGGGTACGCCTGGAAAGTTCTTTGCGAGAACCTTCTGGCAGTATTCGTCGCGCTCGACTAGAGCAATGGTAGAGTATCCAGCCCAATGGGCTGCAAGATCGATTCCGCCTATTCCTGAGAATAATGAAAGGTGCGTCAAACGTCTACCTCCAAGCGGGTAAACCTGGTTGGGAATACTGTTGGGAATATCGCCGCTGAGTTCGTAGAATACACCGTTTTGGTGCAGATTTCTACCTGATTTTGTGGCGTGTTGAGGCTAAATCCTTTCGGACTTAAAATCCGTTGTTTTTCACGTCGCTTCCGAAGTGGAAGCGCATTAAATCCTCGTAAATCTGCGGTGCTGAATTGCATGAGTTAGGCTGATTCCTCCTTTGACTTGTCCTTCGATGCGTCGTAGTAGGCTACAAAGCAATCACTCTTTCGGTACTCGCGCTTGTACAGCACCATGCCGTCATCGTAAATGACAACCCCGGTCATCGGATTCTTTTTGGGGTCGTCCAGATGATCCATGTACCACTTCCCGATGCGAGTAAGCGCAATGTACTGGGGGTAGCCATCCCGAACGTCAACGGTGATCTTCACGCCTCTTCCCTCCCGGCTTCTGCCAACAAGTCAGCGATTGACTGGGCGGCGCGTTTGGCTCGTTCGGGGGTGCGAAAGTCTAGCTCGACTCTTTGCCCGTCGTTCTGAATCAATAGCGATGAAGGTGCATCGTCAAATATCCTGAACGCTTCCCACGTTCTAATAAACGCAACGCTCCACTCGCACTTTGGGCAATACTCCCACTCCAACTCAGGGAAGAGTTCGGCGAATGTGAAGGTGGCTACGGTTCCAAAATTATTCTCAAATGGATCAGAGACATAAACATTTACACTGCCAGGAAAGATATGCAGATGCGAGTCTTCATCTAGGCTAATGCCGGGGTCTACGCCATGGCTCAAAGATTCCCTCCCAACCCCAGCCGCATCCAGCGCACGTTGCACTTTCAGCAGGAGGGTTGCTCGCTCTTGTGTTTCTAAATTATTCATCTTCGTTATCTCCAAACCCCGTCAAGCCAAGGGTGGTCGGCGTAAATGGTCAGGAACGCGGCGACTAGTCCAATGTAAAGGAGTGCCAGCGCGAATTTGCCGGGGCGTGTTAGGTAGGTCATTCGGATACCTCTGCTGGCTTTTGGGTCTGGAGCGTCGCAAGGTGGAATTCTTGGCATATTGCATGGCAACTTTCGCGCAAAGATTCATCCCAGTTAGTCCCAGCGATCATCTGTGAAGGCTTATGACAATCCGGGTCTTGCACTCGCATGATGTCCTTCTCAACTAAGTCAAGTACTTTCTTTGCGGATTCTTCGGTATCCTCCACAATCCGCGTTGGGTAGCTTTGACGCAAGAATCTAAGGGCTAGATTCCGGTCGCAAGTTGCAAATTGAAATTCATTTTTCATCGTCTAAAAATTCCTCTGATCCGTTGCCAGATCGTTTGTCGTCGTAGCTCACCGTAGGCGTTGCCGCCGTAAATGTCCGGGCGGTCGCTCATTCGTGGTCCGTTGTACTTCTTGGCGGCGGTGATGGCGTCCTCTAGCCCGGATTCTCTTTGGGCTTTTGCGCTTGCTTGCGATAATGTCTCCTTCATGCTCTTAACCTCTCTGCTTGCTCTAATTCTTTCTGGTGCGCCTTTGCAAGTGCTTCAAGGACAATGTTTTGAGTGTTAATGTCCCATTCAACGTGGTCAAAAAGGCTTGGAGCGACGATTTGCTGAATCACAAACCCAATCACTGCATCGCTTGGCTCTCGGATTGAACACTCGTCTAACTTGCCCCAGATGGTTGCCTCTAGCTCTGTTGCGGTGTATGTGCCAATCATTTCGCCACCACCTCAAAGTCTCCGGTGATAAAAATACCGTCTATGATCGTCTTGTACAGAAATGTTTGCGCGTCGTCGGCGTTTGGCTTATGCCCGAACGTCTGCTCGTTGTAGATGCCGCGAATAATGATACTGTATTGCGTTTCTTCGCCGTACTCATCTAGCACTTCGGCTCTCACTTGGTAGCTCTTGATTTGGAAGATCATTTTGTATCCTTCTGGGAATCCGGTCAATTCATCCACGTCAATCTCAGGCGTCACTTGTTGAATGTCTTGCATTACTTTAAGTCTCCCATATCAATGTAGGCTTGGATCATGGCGTCTACCGCGCCTTCGTATTCGATCACGTCTTCAATAGTGTCAGACCAAACTTGACCCGTTGCAGCCGATTCGTCTTGGTAAAACTTGCCGTCAGATGTTCGCTGGACATAGCCACCCATAGCGCAAGCTCCAGCTAATGCCGTCGGAAAGCTATCCGTCTCGTGGAAGTTGATCGTATTCCCGTTGCTGCCTGGGATGATGATTTTGTATTGTTTCATTTGTTTCCTCGTCGCCGTGTTGCGGCTCACGTTTTATTATAGCAACGTGTTTCCGAAAAATGTAGGCAAAACGCGAGAATTTTTGTAAAAAAACTTTTTTCAGGTTCAAAATCAAAAAAGTAGCCGATTTTTGTACGGAAACTTTGGAAACTGGTTATAATAGGTTGTGATGACAGACAAAACACTCCCGCCTCTCCCGGCAATGCACTTCAGCGGAGTTGATTCTATCGTGCAGATTGAGATATGGAAGCGCGAAGGATACACCGCCGATTACATTGCTGGAGCGTTTGGGTACACCAGACAAGGGCTAAATAAGAAGATTAAACGAACAAAAGCCGCCCTAGAACAGAGCGGCGGCACTACCACCACCGACGAGGAAGAAGGCGGCAAGCACCGACATTCTACCTCACCGACAGACGAGGAAACACAATGAACGTACCAAAGAAATATAAAGCGGCAATCGTCGCGCCTGGTTTCAGGAATGATGAAATCTATGAGGCGGCAAGCCAAAACTACATGAGGAAGATCAATGCGATTGAGGAGAAGTATGCACTTCAAATACCTAGGGGGTCGCACATTGACGCGCACGTAAAGCACGACGACTGGTGCAGGGCTTTAAATGGCGGCGTAGGTTGCAACTGCAATCCTGACGTCTCTATCACAGTCAATGGAGTCACGTACAAATGAATAATCTATATCCCAGTCGCATTTTAGCGATTGACGTCGAAACAACCGGGCTAAACTCCCAATACGACTACATTACTCAGATCGGCGCGGTAGTGATGGAGGACGGCAATATCGCTGGAGAGCCGTTCTATACCCGCGTACAACCGAACCTAGGCAAAGCCAAGATCAGCCTTGAAGCCTTAGCGGTGCAATCTGGCGACATAACCACTCCAGAGGGATTCAAAGCCGCAACCGACCTCATGCAAGCGTGGGTTGACGCTCCAAGTGCAAAAGACGTTGCCGCGTTATTCGCTACATGGCTCGGCACTACTCCACCGCCGACGGTTGCCTTCAATGCGGGGTTCGACATGGGCTTTCTGTCTCAATGGATGTTCCAGCAGAAAGCCTCGTTTGGCAAAACCAATCTAAGCCCGATCACGATTTGCCCGATGGTGATGGCGAAAGCGGTCTACCCTGGCGGCAAGCAATACAACTTGGATGCAGTTCTTATTCTATGCGGTTTACCGCCACGTCCAAAAGCGCACGATGCGCTCCAAGACGCGATTCTAGCTGGACAAGCCTACTTTGTATTGCGGGAGAAACTTAATGGCTGATCCAAAAGCAGTAACCGAGAAGATTGTTGCGGTGGTTGAGCCGTCCAGTCTAGCCTACAAGCTCGGCAAAATCTCTCAGCACATCGGCACGATTGAGAAGAATGGCGAGAACAAGCACTTTAAGTTTATGTACCAAGCGTGGGACGACGTTCTGCCTCAGTTACGGGAAGCGTGTACCACCTTTAACGTTTGGATCGTGCCTACGATGCTTGAAACAAAGATGCACACGGGGAACGCTGGGAAGATGTTCTACGAAGCCCGCGTAGCCCTTAGAGCCGTGGACATGGTAACGGGTGAATCTGAAACCGTGGAATGGGTAGGGTTAGCCGATGCAAGCGACGATAAAGCCCCTCAGAAGTGCGGAACTCAGGCATACAAGTACGCGGCATTAAAGCTGTTTATGATCCCTGCAAGGGATGACACGGATAGCGACGGACACGCGCCAAAAGCTGCACAACCAGCGGCGGCAAAGCCTACCGCGCTTGATACGTTTATCACCAAAGCTGGAGAGCCAGGAGAGGGCGATTTAGAGACGCTTAACAAGCTCTGCATGGGTGACGACGGGGTGCTAGATAAAGCCGTCAGGAAGACGTTTCTAGTGAACGCAATGGCTAAAGGCGTGAAGACATGGGCGGCACTACTTGAAGGAATCAGAGAAGACAAATTCAGTTAGACATGACGGCGCGGATAACGAGTTTATCTACTTTAGCGTGAACTCCGAATCCCTGCCAAACACGACGTATTCGATTCTGATTGGACGGCATGACGGAACGGTGTTATGCGATTGCCCCGACGCAAGGTTTAGAACTCTCGTTGGCTACGTTCATAAGGAATCCACGACCTGTAAACACGTCCGCAGATTGAAGCTGTGGATTGAGGAAAACATAAACAATGAATAGATTCGTAACGTTACAAACCCCGTATGGTGGGAAGGTTGTAGTAAACGCCTTCAACATCCTTTACTTTCATAATTCACGCAATGACCGGGTAGAAATCTTTTTCTCGGGAATCGCTGAACCGCTGGAAGTTGAAGGTGATTATGATTCAGTCCGAGATGAAATCTGGAGCGAAATGGAGGAAGCAAATGGTTAATAGAGTAGTGATAGTTGGACGCCTAACCCGCGATCCTGAAATGAAAACCACCAGCACGGGTAAAGCCGTTGTTGAAATCTCCGTAGCGGTGACAAAGAAGTTTAAGCCGCAAGACGGTTCACCGGACGCTGACTTTTTCCGGGTTCAGGCGTGGGAGAAAACCGCCGAGTACATCAGCAACTACCTTACTAAAGGTCGGCTGGTAGCCGTGGATGGACGCCTAACCACCCGTAAATGGACAAAGGACGGGATTGAGCGTGAGGTTGTGGAGATTGTCGCTGATTCGGTGCAATCTCTGGATAGCCCAAAGGATGACGCGCCAAAGACGAAAGGTACTTCAAAGGTTGCCGCCGACATCGAAGACATCTTCGCAGACGAATAAGGAAAAACAACTATGTCAAAAAACTTTTACCAAACCCCCGCCGGGATGAAGGCGATTGAAAAATTTATCACTATTGAGGCAGATATTCCAGACGCTGACGGCTATTGGATTCGGCATCATAAAGAAAGAGGCTCATGGGCTATCTGCGAGGTGGAGATGCTCAACGAAAGCAGGGCGCACATTACGACTGGCGCACCTAGCAAATACTCCTATGTACTCAAGCCCATTGACGCGAACAGTGATAAGGTTACTTATACTGGACCGTTTAAGCAGCTTAAAGAGGCTTCGATTTACCGCAAGGCGTTTCAACCAAGCGATGATGTTGTGCGGAGTTTGGCGCGAAATCTGGAGGCGGCATCGTGACCACAATTACCGTACCGCCACCAAGCCGAGTCCTAAGCCCTAACGGTGATAAGCACCATTGGACTAAGGTTAGCAAAGCAAAAAAGGAGCATCGTTCACTCGTTGCTATTTTAGCTAAACAACAACAAGCCGCTCCCATATCGGGGGCGGTTGAGATACAAGTAGATTGGTACATGGCGAACAAATCCTTTTATTGCCCGATGGACAATCAAAACGCCATCTCCGCATTGAAAGCCGCTATTGACGGCATTGTGGACGCGGGGATCATTGAGGACGATAATCGTAAGATTGTCAAGGCAATCTACCCTGTTACGCTATACCGAACGCGCAAAGAGCATCAGGGCAGAAGTGAAGTAGTGTTCACGATTCGGAGGGCGGCATGAGCAATCCTTTTTTTGCCGAGTTTTTCGGAGTAGGTAATTTAGCTGAGGCGCAAAAGTTTACGCGAAGTGAGCAAACACCTTATGATGACCGGATGCCCGAGACTGACCACTTTGAGAACCATCCCGTAGGTATTCGGATGTTCGATGCCACGGCGCGTCCTGTTGGTAGACCAAGAGGCAGAGGAGGGGTTCACCGTGTACCTTTGACGACGTTAGAGCAAAGCATCTGGGATCAGGTGCAGGAGGGAATTGCTCCAAGGTTTATTGCCGAGAATCACGGCTTAACTTGGAGCCAAGGACAAAAGGAAATTGTCCGGATTAAGGGCAAGATGCTCATGCGAGAAAGGAGAGCAAGAAAATGAAAGATATTTATATTTCCCGTGAGGAATTGTACGTACCATGTCCAAGCCCGGAGTATGACCGCGTGTTTGAGAAGCTAATGAATAAATGGTGGAAGCCTTTATTGAGTTATGCCTACGATCTGGCGAAACGGTTTGAAGTGGCGCGTGAGCTTCACACAGACGCAATGGCTAAGATGTGGCGCAACCGTCATAAGTTAGCGCGGCTTTATAACTTCTATAAGTGGGCTAAACAGTTGATGCAACGCCTTTACATTGACGAGATGCGTAGATTTTGGGCGCATCAAAGGCATATTTTTGACGGGTTTAAGTCGTCGGATGATGACTCGGAAACCTTCCCTGGCGAACTAACCATTTACACAGACAATGGCAGGTTCAGTAAATCCATACAAGACGCAATCTTTGTAACTCAGCTTACAAGTTTACTTACTGACGAAGAAAGGGCGATTGTGAAACTCACTTACTCTGACCAACTTAGCGCGGATGACGCGGCAAAGGAATTGAATATCACCACTCCAGCACTTAAAAGCAAACTCTACCGGAGCCTAAGAAAAATGAAGCAAATCAGCGGGGCGGCTGGATATGTTTGACGAATACATTCCCGTACACTCGAAAGAAGCGGAGATGTGCGTTCTTGGCTCAATGATGCTATCTGAGAAGGCAATCTCTGAGGTGGCGCAACTGATCACTGCTGAGGACTTTTACCAACCAAGTCATAAGCTAGTGTTTCAGGCGATCCAGCAGCTTGCCGCTAAGGGTTCAGCCGCCGACCTGGTAACCGTCCGAAACTCTCTGCAAGAATCGGGCAGCCTCGAAATGTGCGGTGGCGTCCCGTACTTGGTCGAGGTCGCCAACTCCACACCGAGCGCACTTAACGCGAGAGAGTACGCGGAGATTGTCAAGGAAAAATCTTTGATGCGAAGCCTTGAATCGGCGGGACAAGAGATAATCAGGCTATCGCGTGATCCAGAGCTATCTATCAGCCAGCGGGTAGACAAGTCGCTTGACCATATCGTAGCCGTGGCGAACAACAAGCCGAGCGCGGTAAGCAGGTCATCAATCCACGACGTTAGCACGAGGGTACTTGCGGACGTTGACGAGATGTTTGACACGGGCATACCTAAGCAAGGCATAAGCAGCACGTTCAGGGGCATTGACTACTACACGGGCGGAATATACCCGGGCGAATACTGGATTATCGGAGCCAAGCCCGGAATGGGTAAAACCGCCATGCTCATCTCTATGGCAATCGCCCTGGCTAAGTCTGGCGTTCGCGTGATGATCTTTAGTCTTGAAATGACAGACGAGCAACTTACCATCAGAGCCATTAGCCAAAGATCGGGAGTACCCGTAAACGTCATCAGGAAGCCCATTAAGACCGATGCGGAGTACAACCGGGTGAGAGACGCGGCAGAAGAGTTGAGAACGCTTCCTATCGAAATTATTGATGCAAGCGGAATGACCATCGAAGGCGTCACGGCGCTAGTGAAAGGTTTGCACCAGAACGAACTTCCGGGCGTGGCGATGATTGATTATCTCCAGCTACTTAAAAGCACGAAGCAATTCAGGGGGGAAACTGAACTTATGTCGCACGTTAGCTCATCAGTGAGAGAACTTGCTAAGGCTACGCAAGTACCCTTTATCGGTCTGGCACAACTTAGGCGCGATGATGCAAAGGCTCCAGAGAAACGACCAGGGCTTTACGACCTGAAAAACACCAGCCAATTTGAGCAGGATGGACACGTTATCGGGTTTCTCCACCGGGACAAGGAGTACCAAAACGCAACCGTGCCTATGGAGTTTATTATTGCCAAGAATCGAAACGGTGAGGTCGGAACCGTCACTCTCGGGTTTATTAAGCAAACAACTCAGGTGGTGAATCCTGCCGTGTGATAACGAATAACGAACCCACTGAAACTATTTTCACCCGGATATTGTATATTTAGATATGGAAAGAATTTTACCTAAACAAGTTTACATAAACTTTGAAGCGACTCGGAAAATGGCTGGGAAGGGCAGGGACTCTGGATACCTTACTGGCATAGCAATTTATTTCGGAATGAGGTTTGTTGCAACGGTCCCAGAAATCGCTTCAAAGCTAAAGGTAACCCCTAGGACAGTTTATGGGTTTCTCAACAGGAATGATGGTGGAGCCATCACGGTAAACCGTAGAGCTGCACAAGACGGCGGGACGTTGCCGTCCGAGTACGTTCTGAATACAGACTTTATTAGATTGGACATGGAAGAAGATGGACAAGGTTAAATCCGAAATGGTGGCACTGATTCCGTTTTGGGTGCTTCAGGTTTGCGAAAACAACCAGTATCTTGCGGTTTACTCAGCCTTAAAGTCATTCACCAGCGCAGATCAGCAGGCGTTCCCGTCTCGGGCTAGGATTGCGAAACGCGCCAGGGTGAGCGTCGTTACTGTGGCTAGGGCGTTGAAGTTTTTTCAGGAGGTTGGAGCCGTCGTGGTCGAACACCAGTACCACAACAATATGCAGACCGTTTCGCTTTACACGATGCTCATAGACCGACCCAAGAAGTACGAAAATCTGCGCTTCAAAGACCAGCAAGACGGTGTATCTCCAGAGACACAGCGGTGTATCTCCAGTGATCTACCCGGTATATCTCCCCAGATACACAGAACTAAATCCATAGAACTAGAACCAATTAAAGAAAAAGAAAAAATACTAAAAGAAAAAGAACCCACGCCAAAAGCAGAGGTCGTTGAAGAGTTTGTTGCCAAGGTAAGAGCCATCTACCCCAAGCGGAGCGGGAACATGGGATGGAAGTATTTCACTCAAAGAGCCGCGACTCATTTCAAGACTGCCAAGAGTAAAGATGATTTTCTCTTAGCGGTTGCGAACTACAAGAAAGAGTGCGCCGAGCTTGGAAGGGGTCCAGATTTTATAAAGCAGCCAGCCTCATTCATAGCCGCACACTACGACTACATCACCTCACCCCAGGAGCAAGAATCCGTCTTTGATGGGGTTAAGTTTGAATCAGGGTGGGGCGATACTCCAAGTAAGCAAGTCAAAATTGCGCCCTGGTCGGAAATGAAGTCTCAGCCATCAAGAAAGGTACTCACGATGGATGATGTAGACACGGCGCGGGAATAGAATTGCCCCGTTTTGCCGTCTACGCGCTGTTTCTAGGCGTTCTGATGCCCTTCCCGTCTCTGAACACGGGTGGCAAAGTAGAGGCGGCTTAAACGCGAAAAACAAAACCCCGCCCTAATTGGGCGAGGTGTTTCGTTGTTTGGCTAAGAAGCGGGATATTCTAGCAGCTTCCTCGGGGGTGCAAACCCACCAGTATTGTTTCGATCCTGGTGGGTGTTTGCGAGGGCGTCCTCGTGGTTTCTTTGGCGGTTCGGTCATGGATTCCATTCCAAGATTCCAGGGTTTTCACCTGTGTCTACGTCACCAGGCACTACTCCTGCAATTAAGCTCAATGGAATTTCTACTGGGGTTCGATTTGCGCCGCAGTTTCTGACGATTGCGACTAAATCATCTTGCCCATCACTGTGAGGGATTGAGAACGAATGAGCTTTGTACCATGTCGTTTCGTCTTTCCATGTGATGCCTACTAGAATGTTTTGTGGTTGGTTCATTGATTTCCTCCGTAAACGTAAGCCGCCTTGCACTCCATGAATTGAGTTTGGGTTACCGATGATCCACACTCTTCACGAATGGCGTTCACGTCGGCAGATCGTCCAGCACCAGGGATGCTGAAATAGTGGCAGAGAATGAAGATGAATGCAGAGGCTAGAAAGATGCCTAGCGTGGCGAGTAGAGTTAGTTCGATTTTATTCATTTGGTTTTACCTAACCTCTTTTCGAGGTCGAGGGAGCGAACCCCCTCCGCACGGTTTTCACGCCTCGGATTGTTCAGCTTGACCCCAGTCTTTACACAAGTCGTTCCAAATGTCGTAGGTGTCGTTGTCACCAGGGCAAACTTCAAAGGGCTTGCCCATGTCGTAGTTAAAGCAAGTGATTTGAACTTGCTTACCTGATTCTAGGCTTCGGTCAATGCTAATCTTAATGATTGCGTGATGGGCGCTAAATCTGCTTGTATACTTGCCGCATTCCGAGTGGACGGCTTTAATCACGTTACCTAGTTGCAGATCAGAAGCGGAGCAGGAAAATGTTGAGTGGGAGATAGATGTTTTCATTTGGTTTTACCTTTGCCTGGCTCTTCAGTTAGGGGCGGCAATCCCTAAGACCCCGAAGGGTTTCGCCTTAGATTCTGGTTAAGTTGTAGCCAATCTCATTCTTGCCGTAGTATGTGCGCTCCAGCAGGTATCCACACTCTTTCAGGGCGTCGCATAGGGAATTGATACCAACGCCAGCGCATGAGCTAATCTTGCCATGCTCAGCCGTGCCACGCTCAAAAAGCCATTTGAGAGAGTAAGCAAGGCAAGCGGAGTGCTTATCATAGCCGCAACCACTAGCAGAAGCCAGCTTGATACCGCCGATGGTGTAGACCGTGGGGATGTTGCCCCATGTGCGGGATGATGTAAAGACTACGCCAAGTTGAATTGTGCCGCCTGACTTTTGGATTAGGTTTTGGGAGAGGAAAAAATCTTGGATTCGGGATTCGGTTGTGTTGAGTTTTTGAGTTTTCATTTGATTTACCTTCGTCCCGATCTCTCGGGTACATAATCATTATTACATAGAAAATCGGAATTGGTAGGGTTGAGGCGCATTTCCATCAAATATGTCATGCGTAGGTTCAAAATTGAGGCGTGATTATGGGCAAATCATCAAATCTGTCATGTCCAGGCTGAAAACGTCGAAAAACGATAAAAAACGTAGTATTTGGGAGATAATCAAAGAAAAACGACGATCCGCGTAGGCACAAACTCGCCTCAAAAAACGTTCAGGGGGAAAGGGGGAACGGCCAAAATCGTCAGAAATATCATGCGATTTGAACCTACGCCCATCCAAAGAAGCAACAAAATCATCAAAAAGATCATGTTTCGCGCATCGCTTGGGTATGCTCCGGGCGTCTGGAAAAATATATGCTAGCGATAGATGCAGGTCATGGGATGATGAATACGGGCATAGGGTACGACCCTGGCGCGACGGCTCGTCACGGCGGCAAAACCTACAAGGAGGCAGATATTGCCCTGGAGTACGCACTCACCATGAAGCAGGTGTGCATTGATCTTGGGATACCGTACAAGCTGACGCGCAGCCTAAAGGTTCAACCTGCCCCATTGAAGCACCGAGTATCCCGTATGAAAGGTGCAAGGGCATTGATTAGCTTCCATTGCAACGCTGGCGGTGGTACAGGCACGGAGACGATCTACGGGGATGATTCGGATACTCGTTGGGCGTTAGCCGTTCAGGATGCCGCCCTAAAGGGCTTGGAGCTACGCAATCGCGGGCTTAAAGACGATTCGACCACCAGGCACGGCAAGTTAGCGATACTCCAAGGCTCGTTTCCGTCGGCATTACTGGAGCTTGGTTTCATCGACAATCGGGATGACGTACATCGGATGACCGAACGGGCAAGGCGTTTGAAGGTTTGCTACGGCATCGCCACGGCGTATATCCGAATATATGGAAACAAAAACTAGGGGTTTGGCTAATGAAATTCATTATAGGGAAGCACAAAACATTATTAGGCGGTGGGGCATGAATTACGGCTTATTGGCTTTGGCGGTGTGTTTGGGGACGTTTGTGGCTGACATTCTGAAGATCATGCTTGCGGCGTTTATCGAAGTGCGGAGCGGTCAAGAGTTGTGAACGAAAAAGAGGTGATGAGCGTTGAGTTTTGATATGTCTGGACTTAATAAGCAGGTGCCTCTTTGGGGCTTTATTCTCTCTGTTCTCGTTGCGTTCGGTGGAGCGGCTACGGTTTGGGGGCAATCGAAACAAGAGCTGGTTGCGCTCAGGAATGACCTTCAAGCGGCAAAGGTTCAGATGGAAGAAGAGAGGCGGGAAAGCAACGAGAGGTACAAGGCGATCAGTGACCGTTTGGCGTACATCTCCGAGACGGTTTACGAGATTAAAGGGAAAGTGAATAAATGAAAGACAAACTAATTCTTGCAGGTGCTTTAAGCGGGCTTCTTGGAGCCGCTAGAGCCGATTACGAAGCGTTCAAGTCATGGAAGAGCGCAAAAGATGCATTGACCTATGACTGGAGCATTGCGTTCTGGCGTTGGTTCCAGGGCGGGATCATTGGAGCGGTGACCGTGGCGGGACTTTTTGAGGTGGCGGCGTGAGTAACCGTATTCGCTTTGGCGTTCGTGTCCCATTCTTCCGTAATGCGGGGGTGTTGGTGTTCCGCAAGGTATCTCCAGCGAATACCCAACGGTTTAGCGAGTTGGTGGACTTGATTCGCCTTTTGCTTGAGCAGCAGGGGCAATCCAGCGACGCGATTGTGTTTGAAGTTACCCCGTCATGAGTGAACACCTTCCGGCGTCCGTAGATATAGCCTCGTTGGTGCAATCACTAGCGGGGTGCGACTATAACCATTTCGACATTGCGGAGATTATTGGGTTGCCAGTGGATCAGATGCGGCGGGACTATGCAAACCAGCTAAAGGCGCGTGAGGTGTTGATTGATGATGCCTACTATTGCGCTCAGAGTCTTGTGAAGCGTTTGCGGCGGCACTTAGAGGCGGGGACGCATGAGCAGATGCCACGGCACGTATTCAACGAGAGTGCAAAGCTGGTGGTTGAAACGCTTAAGAGTAAGGGCGGTTGGACGGTTAACCCTGTGACGGCTACCCTGAACTACGATATGAGTAACCCTGAGGTCGTGAAGGCTTTGAAAATTCTTGGGGTCGAGCTTGGCTAAATCGTTGACCTTCCCCAACGGGAAGAAGTCAATCATTCTCACGGATGCCGAGAAGGAAGCGGCGGCGCGTACATTGCGATTAGCCGAACGCGGCGTATGCCTTTGGGGCAATCAGTTCAAGGACAATGCGCGGGATGCCTGTAAGTTTATTTTCGGCTACATTCACACGCAAGAGGAAACCACGGGTGCAGAGATGCGGATACCTCGTAAGCGTTATCTGATGAACATTGCCCGGAATTGGTACAAGTGCCGCAGATCGGGCAGGACGTTCTACATCCATAAGTCACGGCGTCTCATTGTGTCGTGGTTTGTGCGATCCTTAGAGCTATTTGCGGCGGGTTTCTCGTCTGCTGGCTTTGGTATTGCCGCGAAACACTTCCAAGGCATGAACGGTGCTTGTGCGTTCGTGTGGCGCGTGTATTTCCTGTATGAGAGTTTGCGCGTCAATTACCCTGAATGGAACCTAGAGAAATCTAGTCCTAGGGGTGCGGTGCTGAGTAAAGAGCTTGATACGCTGATTTTGCCCAACGGGGCCATCTTCCACGCGCTTAATAGCGACAAGGAAGGCGTTCGTGGTGGTGGTATGTCTTACATTGCCTATGAGGAATTGTCGGGGTACTCCAATCCCGATGCGGTCATTGGGCAGGGTCGAATCATTGTGCAAGGTCCAGCGGGTGAGGTCGGCGGTATGGTTTGCGCTATTTCTAACGCAAGTGCCAATCCAGAGTATAAGGCTCAGATCAAGGGCGACCACCAGATTAGACCCGTGGTAGTGCCAGACAAGACGTACAATGCGGACTCCGGGGGTTTGGTGCAAGTGATCCACTACAAAGCAGACCCGGCAAAGGATGACGCTTGGGTAACGCTAACAAAGGCTGGAGTACCGCCCCGTGAGTGGGAAGCGGAAATGGAACTCAGCGACGAGATACATTCAGGCGATCCTGTTCACGCTCAATTTGAGTACGCGATCCATGCTCCTACATCTGGCAGACATGAGCTTTGGAAGATTGACCCTAACGGTGAACTCATTGGATCGTGGGACTGCTCAACCAGCACGGTTAACTTCTCGTTCGTGCTGAAGCAGATCACAAAGAATCGGCACGGCGAAGATCAGGTGCAGACGCTACTTGGCTATGACAGCGGAGGCGCATCGAACATCTATGCCTTTTGCGAGGGCTTGATGGCTCATTTACGGCGCAACTATCCAAGGCTTGAAGGTTGGCGCATTGAACACTTCGGAGACCCTGCAATGACCGCACGTAGTGGAAGCGATCCCAATGGACGTACCATGCAGGAGATTATTCGCTCACTTGGCTACAACATCAAGGTCGCTCCAACCCAGAACGTGCAGGATCGTCTCAATGGGACGGACAGGCTCCAATCCCAGACGTTATCCGATGGCTCCCCGCGTTGGGTAGTCAATGAATACGGATGCCCAACGCTTGTTGAGGCACTTAAAGGCGCGTACTGTTGGCGTGAGGTTAAGAATGTACATACGGGTGGGCAAACGGTGTACAAAGAGCCAGCAAAGAATGGATTTAGTCACGCTGCGGATGCTAACCAATACGGCGACTTGGTAGCAGATCGAAGGATCAACGCACCAAAACAATCTAGGGAAACATCAGGAGGAATGAAGTTTAATGAGAAAGCGGCATTTGGTAAGCCTAAAAGGTAAGCGCGTAGCCTATCCACCGATGCAGGGCGTCACGATGGCGCGTGGCACTATGGCGGTTGCGCTTTATGAGGGCGAGGATACGCACGGGAGCATCATTCTCACGGACAAGAGCCAGGACAAGGCTATTAGCTGGTTTGGTCGCGTGGTTGCTGAGAATCATTCAGGATTCAATCTCGGTGACGAAGTGATTACGCTTCCGATGCAAGGCAAGATTTTAGAGCGTTGGAATTATCGTGGGTGTAAATACCCGATAGTGCAGATGTTAGGTATTGAGGTGGACGACTTAGCGGGTGAAGCTGAGGTGCGAAAGCCAGGTATGGAGACTCAAATCGTTATGAAAGTTGAAGAAAAAGGAATTACTCTACCCAAAGGGAAGATTTTAGGCTTTGTGAAGTATCACAACAAGACGGCTGGAGGGCTAATTTTGCCAGACCGCGCTAAGAAGTTCGATTCTACGTGCGTTGTGCTTGCCGTAGGCGAAGGTAGCGAGGTTAAGCCCGGTGACAGGGTGATGTTCTCTGAGAAGGGCGTCATTGAGGCGCATGGCGATAGCTTCAAGCAGTTCTACCCGGAACTAAGCGAAGAGGAAGGACGGTTGATCGTAGTGAATGAGTCGGCACTCTGGGCAGTGATTGAATGAAAGATTTTGTAATTGACGTAAACGATAAAAAGGCGGGTACTAAGTTCAACAAGAACGATGAAGTATCAAGGCTTAATCTTGCCCAGCAGATCATTGATTACGCTGATAATGACGAGAGTACGAAGGGAGATTTGCGCCCCGTATGGGATGAAACTACTTCGCACTACTACACGGTTAGCCCTGAAAGGCTTATTACGGGACACATGGCTTCGCCTAGCAAGATGCCCGTACCTGTTTTGTCTAGCCGAGTAGACGCGATTGTCAATTACATCACGGGTGCGATTACAAACGCATACCCGTACTTTGTGGGTAACGCTTCGGGTGATGACTACAAGAAGGTGAATCAAGCTGAGGCGATGGTTCAATGGGCTTTGGATCGTGACGGCTTCCCTGCTAAAGCTAGGCTTTCGGCATGGCAAGCGGTAATGTTCAACCGTAGCTATTTTTATGTGACGTTTGGGGCTACGCCTAAGAGTATGCCAGACGCTTTAGAAGGAAGCGCACCCGTTTCTGGTGATCCAGAGTTTGCAGAGTGTGGCGTCCGCGTTAAGGTAATTCACGCCAAGGACTTTATCGCGTACCCGAATAACTGTGAGAGTCTTTCGGAGTGTGTTTTTGTCGGGTTTAAGGCTGACCGTACACTTAGGCAGATTCGCGCCTTAATGGATCAGGGGTACTTTATTGAGCAGGAGCTGGAGGAGTCTACAAACGCGGGTGAAGACTTCCAGAAGGAAATTGACGCAGGAGGACCATCAATATCATACGAAGACACCGTAGACGAGCCAGTGAAGACCATCATTGGGCTAGCCAAACTGGATTTGGACAAGAAGGGCAGTTCGTCGTGGTGGGAAGTCGAAGTTTTAGAGTCAAGCCGTCAAACCCTGAGAGTAGTACCTTACACGTACCACAGACCATGCTTCTTCGCCCCGACGATTTTACAGCCTTACGGCGAGATATTGACATCAGACTCGGTAGCAAGGAGAATTCTTCCAGCGCACAAGATGATTCAGGAAGCGGTGAATCTGCAACTGGACGGGATGATGGTGACGACCTTCCCGATGCAATTCTATAACAAGGACAAGGGCTTGCCGCTTGAAGTTAATAGCTATTCTCCGGGTCAACTTGTAGGATGCGAAGGTTTGCCAGAGTTTGTATCGTTCGTAAGCCAATTTAATCCAAGCATGACAGCGGCGATTATTGACATGGGCAATACGCTTGCTACCCAAGCTGGTTCTATTCCAGACACGGGTACAGGGACGCAATACAACGCTAATTCTACAGCGGCGGCAGTGAACGCAACGGAAAGCTCGAAAGATGTTTCGGTCAATGCCTACCTTTCCATGTACGCGGGAAGTGAACTCGGTGAAATGGCTGAGTACGTGCGCCATCTTTGCTATGAAAATTACGATTTGCTTTATGGCGTCTATGGCGCGGCTTTGCCATGCAAAAGTCAGGACGACTTAGACGTAAAAACCCATTTCACGGTCAATGGTCGCAACGCTGGAAGTTCTCCACAGAGTCAACTTGCGGGTATTGACGCGATCATGGAGCGATTAAAGCAGGTGGATATGTCGAATCCAGTAGAGCGCGCCTTATTGAAGGCATTTGTACGCGCCACAAACGTTAGCAACGAACAAGAGGTAATGAATGAACTCGAACAACTTGAACAGCAGATCACCGAGCAACTCGCCGCCCAGGAGCAAATGCAGTCAGGAATGGGCGACATGGCACAAGGGATGCCGCCTGGAATTGATCCAGGTGCTTACGCGGAGGAGGGAGCGATGCCTGGAGGACTTGACGAGTTCGCAGGGTATTGACGTGCCTAAACTTCAAGGCAAGGCAGAGGAATTACGCATTTTGATTACGACACTCCAGACATTAAAAGAAGGGCGTATGCCTTTTGAGGAAAACCTATGACAGACGATCAAGAACTAATCATTGATGACATTGACGAACTAGAGGTTGATTTAGGCGAAGAAGAATCAACCCCCGAACAAGAAGACGCAGGGGCATCACAAGTGCCGCAAACGCCCGTACAACCGCAACAACAGTACGTTTCTGAGGCTGATCGGCTAAGGCAACTAGAAGCTGAGGCAAACCGCATGGGTTACAGCCTGAGAGAAGCGGCTGAAGAGGAAGAAGAGGAAGATGAGGACGAGTTTTCTTTTGACGATCCTGATATTCGGGAAGTTAAGAAGCACGTCAAGAAGCAGAGCGCAGATTTAAGCGAATTGCGCGATGAAATCAGGGCAGAGCGCGTGTTCACAAACAACATCGAAAGCCTTGTGAGAGACGCGCAGGAATCACTTGCTCAACTTGGATCAGAGCTTACGGCAGATGGGCGCGACAAGTTAGTTAAGCTGCTCAACCAATCCGATCCCATTGCGCTCCAGAGCTTGATGCAGGACAACACGCGCAAACTTGCGGTGATTGCAACGGTGATGACTAACCCAGAGTTTGCCAAGACCGCAAAAGGCACTACAAAGGCGTACAGCCCTATTGGCAGGGTGGATGCTCCTGGTATCTCGCGCACACGAAGCGATGCGGCTCCAACAATTCGGATCAGCGACATTGACAAGGATCAGATGGAGTTTATTAAGGCATCGGCAGAGCGTGACGCTAGGGCAAAAGGTACGACGGTGGACGCTGAGATTAAGGCGGCAGTGAAGGATTACGCGAAACGTGGTCTTTTGACAATGAAGAGGTAAGAAACCATGAGAAAAGAAGAAAAGACAGAAGCAGTAGCCGAGTTAGAGGCGACGTTGGGCATTGTTGACACTCCAAAGGCTAAACCAACGGGTACAGAGCTTGTTGCAGAGGCGTTCTACGAGAGTTTGAGCGACACCAGACCAAGCAACACGACCATCATGGAGTGGGTAAACGAGATTAACCAGAAGCAGGACAAGATCAAGTTCTGCTATGCCGCAAACACTACTATGGGCGTTGGTGCGGGTGCTGAGGACGGGGTTCAGATGATGCTTAACAAGGGCTACGTCAAGGTATCTCGGCAAGTGCTTGATGATTTTGGCGCACCTAAGTGGGATAATCCTTCGATTCACGTTTTAGCGTTACGGAGAGAGCTTGCAGACGCGGAAAGGAAGGAGCTTAACGAACAGGCAAGACGTTCGCTTAAACACTTCGGTCAAGGCGGCGTAGAGGGCAAATACGAGCCAGGAGCAGGCGAGACGTTCGTTGTAGGAGCGCAAAACTAACGAATTGGGGGCAAATAAGCCCCCTTTTTTGCGTTTGAGACAAAAATTTTGTGCCGTTTGTTACTTAACATAGAGGCTCTTTGCCTCATTAAGGAAAACAAATATGAGTCTTTGGGGCAAAACAGCAAAATACCGTTCAATAAACGGTGCAACTATCATTCCTCTCGTCTTGCAGGAGGCGTCAACTCAGACCTTTAAGGCTGGGGATTTCGTCTATCTTGCATCAAACGCAGTTACCGCAATCGTCGCGCCAGATACGCTTGTAAATTACAACTCTACTAAAGCAAATACAGGCACTAACAAAATCGTCGGCATGGCACTTGATGATGCTACTGGAACCACTGGTAGAGATATTCGGGTCGTTCTTGCAACTGATGATGTTGAGTTTGAGTTTAACGTTGCACACGCAACAATCACAAGCGCATCTACAGCCGCAACGCAAGTTGGTCAGACAATGGAGCTTCTTAACTTGACGCTTCCAATCGGCACTGTAGACGGTGAAGGTTACGCTCTTCCTGTTGCTACTACCAGCACCGCCGTCGCTATTGATGACACTACCGATGGCGAAGTCGTCATCACTTCTGTTCCAAAGGCGGGCGTTTTGCTTGGCAAGGTTTGGGGCAAGATTGCTTCTGGAGCGAGGGCTCCGCTCAACGCTTAACGGAGAACTAAACAATGCCAATTACGCTAACTAACGCACCATTACTTATTGATCGAATCAATAAGGTCATTCTTGAACAAGAAGCGAGTATCAACAAACTCGCCCCGACCATTTTCTCAGGCGAGTACAACAAGGAAAGTTCGCAAGACTTTATCCGTGGCGTATCGTCCATGCCTACTCCATCGCTGATTGGCGTATCCGGTACTTCCGGTATCGTCAACGCAGTGAGTCCTCACACTCTTACGATCACTTCCGACAAGTACGGTTCTTCGTACCGAATCGGTGAATCGTTTGAGTATTGGGATAGCCGAAAGGAAGACGTTGCCGCAATGATGGCAAAGGGTTTCCTTCGCTCGTGGGTTGACCTTGAAGAAACCATTGCTGCTAACGTGCTTAACCTTGGATTTACCACGGTTGCAAACGGCGGTACAAAGGTACTTGAAGCGGCTACTACTCTTGCCTTGTTCAGCGCATCGCACACTCAGCGAGACGGTTCTACAGTGAGCAACACAGGTACAGCGGCTCTTAGCCTTGACGCTCTTCAAACAGCGGTTATTGCGGCTCAGTACGCAAAGGACTTTGACGGACGACCTTGGATCAGCATGGGCGGCGTGACTCTTCACGTTGGCACTGCTCTTTCCATGCTTGCAACTCGGATCGTTGGTTCTACAATGGACCCGAACACTGCAAACAACAGCACCAACCCAATCAAGAAGAATGGCGTAAGCCCTTACAACGGATTTGTCACTGGTGTCGTGGTTAACCCTCGCATCACTGGTAGCAACTGGTTCTTGCTTCCAACCGACAAGGGCGACCGTGCGATTATGAAGGTTAAGGACTTTGACACTGGCATCGTCTACGACCGAACTAAGGCTGGCGACAACGGAGATCACATCTTTGACCGCCGCGCACACATGGACGTTTTTGTTTCTCAATGGCAAAACACGTTCGGTAGCGACGCATAAGGAGAAAGAGATATGCCTGAAAAGACTTCTCTTTCTCTTAACGGAATCGGTCTCACGTCCCCTAACCGGGACGTGGTGGCTGGTACGGTCAAAAACGCCGGGGTAGACATTGCTCCAAACGGCACGGAATTGTTTACGCGAACGGTTACCCTTGCTTCTGGGTCAGGTGCTTTAACCCCTGTGTCAATCCTTGCCGATGGTGAAGTTGGCACAGGGCGCAAGGCTTATGTTACCGACATCTACGGGTTAATTGGTAGCGGAGCCTGGGCGGCTAGCGGTGGAACTTTGACGGGGGTAGTAGTGCGGGATACAAATTCTTCGCCTGTTAGCTTCTTTACAATTTTGACTGCTGCGCTACTCAGTGCGGGTAGGTTGTTCCGGCAATCTTCTAACGTTACTGTTGAAAACGCATGGATTGGTATGACTGGCACTACATCAGGTAAAGGGCTAGAAATGGTTGCTTACGGATCGTCTCCGACTGGAATTACAGGCGGGACTATCACTTTGACGGTTACAGGGTACATTGCGTAATGCTATTCTCGGAAGTTCAGACGGAGGTTCAAGCTGGTCATTCCGGCATTGACCAAACAACGGCAAGGTTCTTTATCCAAGAGAGCCTTAACGACTTGTGTTCTGAACTTCCACTAGCATTATCGTCCTGTTCATTGATCGTCACGTCTGGCACAGGGGAGTACAGCATAGCCGCTGGCTCCCCGTTCTTTCTTCTCGGTAGTGCAACGGCTACATCTGCGCTTCAAATTGATAGGCTCAACTCTGTATTCTATGTTCAGTCTTCTACAAGCGCGTATGAACTCAAGCCAACCACTACAGAAATTTTAGATTCAAATTATCCGGGTTGGAGGTACGAATCTACCTCACTTCCAACGCATTACTACATTGACCGCACATCCGCTGGTGTACCTGTTATTGGGTTTTATCCTGTCCCTGGTACAACATCTAGCCCCGCCAATGGCACGGGCTTTCCACGGGTTGATATGCGGTTTAGAACGCGCATAACGGCAACCTACGGTGGTAGCGATGCGGTTCCAGATTCTTTCCCGTATCCTATGGCGATTGTCTATGGTGCGCTTTACCGTATTGTTGGCAGAGAGACGGATTCAGGCTTGGAAAACAAGTGGCTCCGTATGTACCGTGCTGAGATTGGGAAGATTCAGTCCTCAGTGCTTAAAGAGAGCCAAGATTTGCCCCGCGTACAATCCTCAGTGCGGGGGTTTAGCCTTTGAGTACGCCCGTCGTATTGTTTAAGGCTGGTGAAGTGCCATGCCAGGGTCAGTATTCAAGTATTGATCCTATTGCGCTTCAGAACGGGCAATGGGCTAAGATCACCAACATTCGCACGGACGATGCGACCATGCGGGTTCGACCTCCTGCGACCTTGCAACTAGACAATACAAACATTGCGTATGCCGCTGGAGACGAGGTTGTTGGGTCACACTTTAGTTTTAACACCAATCAACAAATCATTGCGGTTTGGGACGCATCAGCAAGCCGTGTAAAGATTTGGCGTGATAACGCGGGTACGTACTCCGAAATGACCGATAGCGCGTCACGGTTTACGACTAATGCCCCTGTTAGTTTTGTTGAAGTGCAAGAAGGTTATACGGCTGGTATGCCTAACGGTCCTGTGCTTGCGCTTGTTGCTCAAAACGGGTACGAAGCTCCACGGATTATTAGGCGCGTGAGTATTTCGTACACAAGCCCGTTCTCGGTGGTGGATACGCTAACCCCTCCTACTGCTGATCTATGTACGGCAGAGCCTTACGGGGATACAACTTGGAAGATTGGGGATATGGTTGCTGGAAATCTCTCAGTAAGCGATGCTGACGTTACGGCGTCCATTGGAACACTTACGGGTATTGGGACATACGTTTCGTTTAACTACACAACCGCAACGGACGTAAACGACTACGGGCGAATCACTTTTGCTGGTAGTGCCGCGAGTACCAATAGCCAACTCCAGATTATCTACAACTCAACCCTAAGAGACATTTGGGAACGGGTATCGGTGGCTATTACTGTTGGAGGTACAAAATACTACCTTCACTTAGCAGGGACAACTGAGCCGATTTATGATGATGTTGGCAACGGGTATTCGTGCGTTGCTTTTGATTGCCGTTACATTCGCACGGGAGCAGGAATCACAACCCAAAGCGCGTTAAGTGCGCTTACTAACATGGGGACGACGCTTGACTTTGAATGGACAGGCGCGTTACCTGCATCGGGCGCGGTGGTGCTGAACATCTTTGGCGTTTTGCCTACTGGCTCTATTCCGTTCGGAGTTCAGTTTGCGAGTTCATATTTTATCCAAGAGACGCGGCAAGAATCCCCTAGCGTGGTTCACAAGTCGCTGTTTCCTCCTACGCTTGCGGCGACGGGTGGATGCCCTGTTCCAGACGTTCGCTTTGGATCAGTGGAAGGATTCACGTATTCGTATTCACTAAAAGTAGGCGGCGGCGGCGCGTCTACGTTTACCCGGTATTTTTGCTTGCCTTGGGTAGATGAATCAGGCGATGGCACGTTCAGGCTTGCCCGTGCTGTTGGTAGTCTTGCAAACGCGGGTTCGGGTTCGACTACTGACTTTCCGCTATGTCAGCGTGGCACGATTGCGGGGACGTACTCTTTTGATGACCTTGATACATACGAAGACATTAGCCCTAGTTCATTGCAGATTCCTATTCCAACGGGATACGCGCAGCTGTTTTCAAATGACCGCCTCTTTATCTCGGGCAACAAGTCAAGTTCCGATCCTGGCAAGCTGTATTTCTCGCAAAAGAGCTACCCATTTAGGTTCAGCGAACTGGTAGACATTCAGGATGGAGTGGCAGATAGCCTCAGTTCGGGTGCAACTAAGCTCAACAGTCCCGTTCAAGCACTCGCATCCATGAGCGCAAGCGTTCTTGGTGCCGATCCCGTGATGATCCTTACGTCTGACGCGCTATTTTCCACGGACGGCGTAACGGCGACATCACTTTCAAGCCCTCGCAAGGTAGCTCCACACGGCACACTTAGCCCTCGTTCGGTAACGGTGTACGAAGGCAATATGTACTGGCTTGACAATGAGCGGCAATTTAGGTCACTCGGAGGTTTGGTTGGTGGGCTAGGCGTTCGGCGTGTTGAGGACGTGTTCACGGGTATTAGCGGATCAGACCTTGCAAACGTTGAAGGCTTTACGTTTAGAGATAGGCTTTATTTGGCGTACAAGCCCTCTGGAGGCTCGGCAAACACTAGGGCGATGGTATATGACCAGCGCACCGGGATTTGGGTTCAGGACACTTTAGGTGGCTCACTTGATTTTAAGAGATTCCAACGAATCAGATCAAGCGGTGCAGACCTTATGACGTTTGTTACAACTGATGGGAATGTTTATGAATACGAAGGAACGCAAACGGGCAACGAGGCGGGTAGTGCTATTAGCGTTAACCTGTGGTCACGCGCTCTATCTAACCCTACCTTACAGGCAATCAGATTTTCACATCCAACAATTTACAGCGACCAGATTCCAAGTGCCGTCTGGGACTTCTCTTTGTTCAGCCATAGACTATCCACAACCGCAGCAGGAAAAATTGATATGGACTATGGATCAGAGAAGTCTTGGACGGTGGGACGAGGAACGGCTGAAAATCAACGTGTCGGAATGTCTGACTCAGCAGTGCAACTCAGAATTGAAGGCACTGCACCGGGCGGGGCAAAGATTTACTTTATCTCGATTGACAGAGAGGAACAAGGGGATCGGAAGGTGAAACGTGGCTGATGGAACTGGTTCTGATCGTATTGTTAATAGCGTCGCGAGTATTGCTACGCGCCTTCGGGATGTAGAAACAATAAAGAAGGTTAAGCCTAATACGACGCCTCCTGGCAATACGTCGGGGACGATCACAATGCTTGACGCTCCGGTCACCGTTGTAAGTTTAGCAAACTCTGACGAGTTCACTTGGCAAACGGCAAACGCTTGGGACACCATTTCATCAAACCCAAAAGCAGTATGGCTTTCGGTTTATTGCACAAGGTCAAATGCTACAACCGCTGGGAGTGTAACCGTAGAAATAAGGCGCGATAACCTTTTAATTACTCCGACCTACACGGTCTTGTATTGCGAACTTCTTCCGGTTATTTCTCGTGTGCTAGTTCCATTATCGCAATCTGGCACTTTTGAATACCAGATGACATTTCCAGGGGCGACGGCTACAAGACGTTGGGATTTAGTTATTGCCGTTGAAGGCTTCCTAGTGTAACGGGACGTTTTTAGCTTGCGGCTTGTTGGAATAGGTACAGATTTACAAAAGGGAGCATTAACACATGGCAACAATTCAGGAAATTATCAACGGAGGCTACATGGCTCCCAGAAGCTACGAGGATAGCCTAGGACGCAAGTTTAAGTTTGAGTCGTCCAAGCGTGGCGCACTACTTGAACCGGGATATTTCAACGACGTTCTGTTTAGCCAAAGCGAGCTTGCACCAGCACAGCGCGATATTCTGCGGCAACTGCTGATGATGAACCAAGCTGGCAACATCTACGGACGTGTAGACGACTTCCGCAACCGTGCAATGGCATCGGCTGAAAAGCAAGGTTCTCGCAACGCTCGAAACATTGGCTCGGGCTATGGATCAGGTATGGGTGATGCTTTGCGGCTTGACGCTTCCAACCGCGGCACAAGCATGGCAAACAATTTCATGCGGGATCAGCTTTCTGGCGAAGGTCGTATGCGCACTGCATCGGGCTTGCTAGGTCAGATCAACAGCTATAACCCGATGGGTTACAATATGTTCATGCAGAACGTGGGGACTAAGCCGCCTGAGCAGCGTGGGCAATCGGGCTTAAACTCGCTTCTGGGTATTGCTAGTTCTGTTGCTCCGTACATGATGGGCGGTGGTGGAAGCGGTGGAGGTAGTTCTAGCCGCATTAGCAACCCAAGCGCATTTATGAACGACTTTAGGGGATTGAGTTTCTAGGATGTTTGCTCCTGGCAAAGACCCAGTAAAGAAGAACGCGCCTAAGTATGAAGCTTGGGCTGACATTTTAGCGGCACTTCTCCCGCAAGCTCCCGGCGGTGCGGCTTTTACTCCAATCATAAACCAGATATTCCCAAAGCAAGGTGCGTCAATCACTAAAGCGGCAACGACGCCGACGGATACGCTAAACCAATCTGTTAATCCATCTGCGGGTATTAAGCGTTACAAAGATCGTCCTGAGTTTGTTTCTATGAACCCAGTAGTTGACGCTACAACGACCACAGAGACGGTTCAGCCGTCATTCCAACCAAGTATTGCGGGATTCTTAGGTGAAGCCGTAGGACGCGCCGCAACAAACGAGAAATCACAGTTTGCGCGTCAAGATCAGGCTATCACGGTTGGTCGTGACATGGAGGCTAAGAAGCTTGAAGCCGAACGTAAGCGACGTGCTAGGCAAGAAGAGTTTGGCAAGAAGGCTGAGGACATTCGTAAGAAACCCAAGGTCACTAAGAACGAGGCGTTAATCAGTGGATTGATTGCGCTACTTGGCGCGGCTGGTGGTGCTACCAATTCACAGGAAGCACTTCAGAACTACCTTGGCGGTATGTCTAACAAGCGCACGGACGAGCAGAACGCAGAACTCACGGCACTAGAGCGTCAGATGCAATCCGAACTTGGCATGATGGACGATCAGGCTAGTCAGGAGCAACTTCAGGGCAAATACAAGCTCCAAGACATTGAGAAGTTCATGGGTCGCGCTGAATATTACGACAAGGGCTTTAAGGGTGTTGATAAGGTTCGCGCTGATAAGAAGGAAGAGGCAAAGGTTAAGGCTGAAAAACTTGCTGAAGGTCGCTTAGGCAACATTGGCGAAGCGATTATGAAGGCTAAAAACCCTGCCGAAGCTGAGTCATGGATTGGCAAATACAACGACGAGGCAATTAAGCAAGGTAAGCCACCGATTGACGACGCACAGCGGTTTGTCATCATGGAGTCTGTCAATCAGCAGACATTGGCTAACGCGAACGAGATTGCTTACTTCAAAGCCGCTTACGACCCTATTGATAAGACAATTAAGAGGTACGCAGGTGCAAAAATGCCAGAAGCAGTTGCGGCTGACCTGCAAGCAAGAATCAATGCTCTCAATACTTGGGGCGCACCTCGTGGCTTAATGCTTCCTGCTATTGATCCAAACGCTACTCCCGAATGGGAAATGAAGACAGAGAAGGCGTTGCGAGAAGCTAATATGTGGGACGTTGACCTTGAGAACAAGAAGCAAGAGGGCATCAACAAGAAACTTACAGCGGAAAAAACTCGCCGTGACATTGAAGTTGTAAACCAAAAGATCAGGCAAGGTAAAGCCACACCTGGAGACTTAATCTACAAGAGTTTTCTTCAAGGTGAACCTGTATCTCCAGAGGAAGTTAAAACCTACCTTAAAGATAAGGCTAAGGTGCTTGACAATAGCTTTGAAACGGCTGGCTCTCATGACAAAAAATGGGCTGGTTTAGCGGTTGTCAACATCCGCACTCAGCTTGACGAAATGGCGGCGTTTCTTGGTCCAGACCATCCAGCAGTAATACAGGCGTTTCGGCGTTCTGCGGCTCAGGGCTACCTTGATCCAAAGTACAAGGACATGGATC